TTTTTTGACGAGGCGTATCTCTTCATCCTGTATGTGCGCGCGAGCTTTTTCAGCGATTCAGACTTATGCAGAGAAAGCATTTTCCGCAGTTCGTACTCAGGCTTCGTCCGTACTGCGCTGTCAATCAAGCGCCTGACTGGGGAGCGATCAAAATCTGAGAAATCATCATGATCCATTTGCTGTTCAACCTTTCCGTTAACTCCCGTTCTGAAGTAAAAGACTTGTTCTAAACGCATCTGTTTAGTTTCTGTATCGGATTGTTACTCAATTGGTACCAGTTATCCATCCTCTAGGGCGTTCACTGTAGTACTGTTATCAAAGCGTTATCAGAGGATTGTTATCAACATAAATATGCTTTGCTTTGTATTCGCTCATTTATGGTGTTTGGGTGAGGACTCTAATAACCCTTATCTACAGTTTTTGATTCAATTTCTTCTATACCAAGCGATTTAAGATATATATACGTCCCGTCATAAAATTCTTGTTTTCTCGTTTCATCCGGAGGATAGTTCCCGTTTGGAACAAAAATCACCATTCCTTGTCGCGCTCGAGTTAATAGCACACGATATGCATTCTTGGCTTCTTGTTTATTTGCTCGATTGTTTTGCCATACAATGCCTTTTTGATGATCGTTTTTTGAATTGTAGTAATACCATTCCCCTCCGCGATATCGAACATCAGCGTCCCAACATACTAACGAGTAATCAAGCTCTAGCCCTTGACATACGAACTCTGAGGCAGTATCTTCGAGGAAATACGAGCTTTTATTACTTTGCTTTCCGTCAAGAAAGTATCGCACCTCATCCACGCCTTTTTTACTGTCGATGGCAAATGGAATAAGTCGTTGCGCCCTGCTTGTCGCAAGCATTCCGGGCCTTGATGTTCCTTTAGCTTGCTGTTTTATCCATTCTTTTGCAAGTTTCAGATCACGAGTAATCCTAATTGGATAATTGTCTTTTATTTCATTAAATACTTCTTTTGCAGAAGTGTCAATATCAAGCAAAGCTTTTATAAAATGTGATAATTCTTCCGCTCTAAATGAGCGCATGGATGTTGCTAAATGCAGCTCATTATATTCGACGGCTGTATCAGGTACACTAGACACATCATATTCAGAGTCGGTAATGTTTGGTGAGATTGAAATCTCCCAATTGACTGGCACTGCATCTATCCAAGCTTTGATTCCTGCCTCACCTTTCTTTAACTCTTGCCCTCCACCGACAAGGCAGATAATGCAAGCCCAGTCTTCGTGCCTGTCCATTGTGTTAATCAAAAAACCCGATTCTGATTCCCCGTGAATCCACTGTCGTTTTTTACGATTCATCCAATTTGTTATCGTTTCGCCGTCCCAAGCTCGTTGTGCTTCATCGAATATAGCTACATGTTCACTTGGTGCGGAAGTGTCCTTGATATACTCATCTCGATAATGATGTACTATTTGAATAAACGACTTAACACTAGTTCTGGCTTTCCCTATACTGACTCTTTTTCTTTCTTTCTCGTCTCTCGCAAGAGCTTCCGTTAGCACATTTACTAAAGGCCCATTTCCCGATAGCAAAATTGCATGATCTTCTTTCGATTCATCTCGTTTTTGTGTAGCTATGTTTAGCCCGACCAACGTTTTGCCTGCCCCCGGTACACCAGTGACAAATACTATGGCCTTTTTGTGATTTTCTTTACATTCTTGAATTATGTCGTTTATCCTTTTACATGTTGAGGTAATGTTGTCGCCAGCTTCATTTCTTGTTATTTCCTCAACATTGTGCCCGGAGTATAGAGCACGAGCTGCCTCTATTATTGTTGGGGTTGGCCTATATGGTGAACTTTCCCATCCATCCGCTCCATTTCCTGAGCAAAACTCGATCGCATTTATATAGTCTGCTAAGTGTTTACTTCCCATACAGTCGACATTTGCGTTTTTTTGTAATTCTCCGCCATATTTCGTCGCAACTACAATAGTAAAGATATTTGCATTGTGAGAGCCTTGATGAAAATTGCTTAATTCTAGCGAGTAATCAATTACTTGCTCAATATCGCTCGAAAAAAACTTATCCTGACCAACTTTAAACTCAAAAATTAAGATATGAGGTTTATCGGAATGGATTAAAACTATCGCATCTATTCTTTTTCCCATGCGCGGGATGTTGAATTCAAAGTAAATCGTTGCGTCATATATTTCACTAATTGCTGCCCTTAGAATTGCTATTTCTTCTTTCCATGCGTCTACTTGAGCGAGCTCTACATTAAAGCCATCGTTCACGCTGCTTTGTGAAAGGTGGCCTATTATTTCATCTGTACTTGCGTTTGTGAAATCAGCAATACTTGCACTATACCAACTTCTCACTATTTTGTGATACCTCTTTCATGATCTTAGCGTTGTTTTGGTTCGTGCTATATCCACACTACTCCCACTCGATTCTTCAATCCATGACTTAAACTATAAAATCTCTTACTATACTTCTATTCTTATTTCTTTATTAACGCAATCAATCTTCAGAATTATTTCTCCACAATTGATATCTGCACGATGTATTGCGTCAACTGAGTTCTGTACAAGCTCAGCTAATATATCCCAGAAGTTATTGTAGCTATCGTCAATCCCACGAATGCTCTGCCGTATCTCGTTCAATGTTGGCATTAAAAAACCATTTATCATATCGATCATTTATCTTTCCTCCTGAAACTTAATGCCATTGTTCTAACAGCTTCACTCAAACCTATTTGTGTCATTAGCTAAAAAAAATATGCAAGATGGTTGCTATCTAAACTCCGTGCCAAGAAGATGTCTATTTACTAAGGTGCTATACCAATAATAATTAGTGGAACTGCAGGAGTGTTTCTGCCTTGTCTTATTACATTATATACCTCGCCTTCATAATAAGCGACACCAGATGACATTTCACTTGTTAAGCTTTTCATCGGTAGGACTTCTACACCTAAGTCTATCTGGTTTCCGATATAGAATGCCATATGTTTTACAAACAAGTCATAAGCGATAAAAGAATACTTACCAAACTGTACCTCAACTGCAATTCGTTCTTTTATGAAATCTGTTTGATTGTATGAGTAATGTGCAGTTTCACCAGCATCTTCAATAACTCGCCTTTGCTCACTAGCACTAAGGGTTAAGGTTTCTCGTGCTAGCCGAACATTAGCGGTAACATAGTATGTTGTGCGACTCTCTGTCCAGCCTTTATTGCCAAGCAGAGTTTTAAATGCTTGATTCATATCAATGGGGCTATATAAAAGTTTCCCCTTCATTGTTTTTTCTTTTGACACTTTTGTTCGGCATGCTTCAGCATCAATTTGGTCGATAATTTCAACTAGTTCATCCCAGATATTTGGATGTTTATAGCGCAGATACTCATAACCATTTAAATGAGAGTAAGTTTCAATTATTTTCATTTATATACGCTCCCTTCAAGTTGAAGCCACTCCATAGGTATCTGTGTTAATATCCCGTTTCCATTAGATTCATAGACAGGTTTCCCTAAGGGCCGCGTTTCTAAGCGCCCTTCAATAAGCCGCGTCAGTCGCTCGTTGCCTATCCTTATATAATCCTCGGCTCTGTCGACCCCTAATGCTCTGCGCCCGTGTTTGACTGCAGCGATTAAAGAAGAAGCAACGCCGGCATATGGGTCAAAGACTATATCATTTTTATTTGTCATTGCCAGAACGCACCTTTCGACTAACTCAACAGGGTACTGGCATGGATGTTCAGTCTTTTCAATATGGTTCGACTTAACGTTAGGAATATCCCACAACCCGCTTTCGAAATCCTCCTGGAGCTGCCCCCAGAAGTCAGAGGGGTTCTTGCCGCGAGGATTTCCGGATAACTCGCCTTTTTTATCACCTTTGAAATGACGCTTGTTGGGGTATTTTGAAGGAACGCGAACGTCGTCGAGATTGAAAATATAATTATCTGACTTTGTAAACCATAAGAGAGTTTCGTAGCGTCCAGAGAATCGTTTATTTGCGTGAAGCCCATGACCAAAATGCCAAATTACTCGATTCCGGAGCTTCAAACCAGCATTTTTGAATATAGGGTAGTAATAGATGTCCAAAGGGAACACTTCCGAGTTCTCAACATAATTACCGACTTGCCAACAAATACTGCCAGTTGGTTTTAGAACCCGAATGAGTTCCCTAATAAGATCGGTCTGGGTATCTAAGTACTCCTGAATTGACGTACGAGTTTCGTACGATTTCCCAATGTTGTAAGGAGGAGATGTGACGATGAGTTGTATTGACTCATCGCAGAGTTTCTTTGTAAATTCCACTGTATCATTGCATTCTAGAACAATGTCGGCATCAGTTGAGTATTGATCAGACAGCACAAGATCCCCGCAAAAAAGGTTACTAATTATCATTTCGATCGCCTAGCCTTTCTTATATATTAGTATAATGGAAATTTCAAGTAGCGTCAATGCGAAAAGCGCCGCTAAAAGACATACAATGTATATAATTATGCTAACTAATACTGGAGCGAACTCATGCCCTTATGCACTCCAGGTTAATCAGGGAAGCTTTATAAACCTGACACCAAAAACTTATTACTGGGATTATACAGCTGTTGCATGATTTCGCTTCGCATCAGCTTCCCAATTGCCTGTGTCATGTAACAGACATCCTATTTCTTGTGTTCCATATCTTATTAATCAAGCCTTCATCGTCTCAGTATATCTCGATGGTGCTTCCAGGTTCAACTTGCTGCTGTATGTACTGGAGCAACATATACAATGCTCGCATCTCAGCTATATGCGATGATGGAAATCTCTCGTGATAAACAGCTGAATGCAAGACTATACCATCAACTATCACACAGTACGCGCATCCTGACATGTGCTGAGTAAAAGATCCGTCGAAAAAACACTCATATATCACTAATACTCACCTCGTATAATCGAACAACTTATGCTAGGGTGTATAAAAAACGCGATCTTAATCACTCTCTATTTATTCCATTTCCTGACCATTCAACTAACAATCCCACCATGCGGCTTATTTGATTGGCTGATCTCAGTGCTGCGCTTTAAGTGCTGATTTCGTTTATTTCATTGTAGACTATTCTGTGTCCAATAAAAAGGACTGTTGCGAGTTTAGCCGAAGCCGAAGGATTCTAGGGTTTCAGACACCATAGGAAAAGCTGTGCTGGAGAGCGATAGTTTCATGATATGTTTTTGCGGACATAAGCGGCTTTGGCGTTGGCAACTCATATTCTGGATTATCATCGTACTGCCTTGCGTTATTAGCGACGAAACGCGCTGTGTTTCTGACAGTTTGCAGCTTACCCTGAGTTATTCCGACTTTAGATTGTACATCGTCCAGAGTGTTTTGGGCGCTTGCTTTCTTCTCTACTAAAATATTGATTTCGTCTCGTTTTGCCGTAATTTGTACTTCCAACGCAGCGACCTCTTGAGTGCGCTGCTCCTTCTTGAAGTCGATAACGCTCAGATGCTCACGGTGTGTGCCAAGTTGTTCCATTCGATTCCGTGCCGTTCCATAACGAGTGAGAGTTGCTCTTTTTCTGATTTTACCCACTGATTCCACTCTGTATCACCGCGGGTGCCGCCTTGAAAGCCCTGCGATGCCAGAGCCTGTTTAAACGAAACTCGCGTATCCAATCCACGCATACTGCCGGTGATATACGGCACAAAGTCAACATGAATGTGCGGAGTTGCCTCATCCATGTGCAGATGAGCGGAAAACACTCGAAGATTCGGATTGCGGTCCTGGAACCCACGCATGAACTCGTCTAGTACTTCGGATGCAAGCTGTCCGTGTTCAGAAGATTCTGACATATTATCCTTATTACCAACTTGGATAATGACCTCATAAAATAGTTTCTCCCGTTTCCCGGTGCGGATTTTCTCATAGTAATCATCAATGCAGCGGTCACTTCGGGTCTGCTTGGCATTGTACCGCGCAACTGCATCATCAAACATTTCGTGGTACACATCCATGATGGGGATGTCGCTGTAGACAATGTTGTATAGCGACCTGTCTCTGTCTATATTTGAAGCCTTGAACTCACGGCTATTGTGTCTGACCGAGCCCTTTCCGAGCATAACGCTGATTGTATGTTTCAATGACATCAACTTTTTTCTGTGGATTATCCGGCACCAGCCGGGGTTTTGTTACTTTTTCCAAAAGTAACAAAAGCACTTTTGACACTACAATATATATGCTATACTCATTGCATTGAGGCAGAACGCACATGGGAACGACTTGACGCTCTTCGATCAGAAAAAAAGGGGGAAGGAGTAAAGGAATAATGAGCTACTCGTGGAGTGCAATGCGAAAAATATTGGAAAAGGAAAACATCTGCGATTCCTTAAGGGGGCGTATACAATATTTTGCAACGCGATATAGAGAGTCACATGACGCAGAAGGTCGTGTGGCTATTCGTTTGGATGGCAAAGAGATATTCAAAACCTGTTATTATGACTGGCAAACAAAACGTGATTTGGTAGTAAAAAGTAATGTCATTTCAAAAGCACAAGTAATATCATATTGGGATTACTGGGATAAAGTACACTTGGAAGCGAAAAACTTCGCAGGGTTCGACCAATACGGTTTTTATGAGGCTTTCTATGAGTACCACAATCAGAGCATCGAAAAAAGTCTTGTCTCGTCTGACCCGGTAGTGAGAATGTTTGCGATATTGGATAAACGGGTTGGGAAAAGAAAATTACAAGATATGCTGGCTCATATTGAAGCACAGCCCGAATGGCTGCAAGTATTTTTCAGTCTGCGGTTGGAAACAGACGGAATCATAGAAAGCGTTTTCGAAAGCGAGGTAGACTGCCGTGTGGAATCAAATAAACAATCAAGCTGACATTAATAATCTGCTGACCGAGTATTATGAGTTTCACGATTCTTGTATCTGCTCAGTTGACTACAAAAGCGGAGCAAAGGTTGACGAGGAGGGCAGTATGCATGGAATTTGCGAGGAATGCGCCCTAACTGTTAGGTTTGAAAGTCAAATGCCCCTGTTTCATGCACGGCTGGATAAAAAAAGCTGGAGCTTAAATTCGTAGGTTTGCGTCGAATGAACCTTATCGGCTATCAAAGCAATTATTTCTGTGAGATTCTGTCTTGCTATCTTTCTTTTTATAAAGGCTTGATTATTTGGTCAGAGGATGAAAGTTTCGATCCGGAAAGCTATCATGACACAGTGTTACTTGAAGAGCCTATGTCCACTTTCGTAGTAGCTAACCGATTGGAATGGCGATTTATATAAACAATAATAAGAGCTAACTGACCACCATAAAATCAGTTAGCTCTTTCGATATATCTACGATGAAATCTTCGCTCTTTCGTTCATGCCCGAGTAAACTCGGTCGCGACACTCATTCGCTCGATTATAGAAAATACAGTCAATGTTGCCAAAATGTTGCCACGGCGGGAATCAAGTGGTCAGAAACCTAGCATTTGCAGTGCATACGAGCTTTCCCGCCACTACTCCCATTCGACCACCGCAGATGGTCACGAGGCTACAGGAGACTATTTTTCCCGATTCCCTCGTCGCATATTCCGCGCAGTGTCACCCTCACTGCGGATTCCGCACCCCTAGTGGTACCAAATTCGTACCAGCGACCCACTCCGGATTTGCTGCTGGAACACATGCGCCGCAGTACACACGGGACACACAAGACACAAAGGACACACGAGACACATAGGACACCTTCAGGATGGCGACTGAACGACCCACTCCGGAAGCTTCGTCAACTCATCAAGCCGCGTCACCGTGTCGTCGTGCTTGTTCGGGTACAGATGCCCATAGGTGCGAAGCGTCGTCTCGACGTCTTTATGCCCCAGCCGCTCCGAGATCAGCAAGATCGGGACGCCCATCTCGATGAGGAGCGCCGCGTGGGAATGCCGGATATCGTGCAGCCGGATAGATTTCACCCCGGAGTCCGCGCAAGCCTTATCCCGGCGCTTGTAGAAGTAATCGCGCGTGTATGCAAAAAGCCGGTCGCCAGGTCGATAATCGTACAGGCGGGGGATGTACTCCTGGACAGCCTGAAGGACCGTGGCGGGTACCGGGATTGTCCGCTTGCTTTTTTCGGTCTTGGGGTCGTCGATTTCCTCCTCGCCCTCGACGACATCGAAAGACTCGTCAATGGTTACCGTGCCTTTCTCAAAGTCGAAATCTGCCTCGGTAAGCGCGAGCAGCTCGCCGATCCTCATTCCCGTCCAATAGAGAAGCAGAAAGCCGACCTCTGCAGGGATCCGGTTTACACACGCGATGAACCGCTCGAACTCGTCCAAAGTCCAGAACTTCATCGTTCCGGCGTTCTTCTTACCCATCGACCCGGCAGCGTGGCACGGATTCGACGGCAGCCCGTAGAACTTCACCGCGTAATTCAAGTGAGCGACCAACTCGTTATTGATTTTTTTCGAGTAGGTCGGCGCGTAACCTTTCGAGAGGATGCCGGACTGCCACTTCCTGACGTGCGCCGACGTGATTTCGTTTAGTGCCAGACCGCCGAAAAACGGGATGATATGCGTGTCCACGATCCACTTCTTGGACTCACGCGTCGACGCCTTGAGCCGCGGCTTCATATCCGCATTATACAGCTCGACCAGCGAGGAGAACGTCATGCCCGGTGACCGGGCGTATTTATTCAGGAACTCGGCTTCAAACGCCAGCGCTTCACGCTTCAGCGCGAAACCGCGCTTCTTCTTTCGTCGCCGGACGCCGGTCCAGTCCGTGTAGTAGAACAGCGCGAACCAAGCATCGCGCCCGGTTTCGTCCTTATACGCTGGCATCAGAACCCTCCCTGGCACATCGGCATCACGCTTTCCATCGTTTGCCGCAGCTTTGACATATAGCATAAGTAACCGTTTTGCTCCCCTTCCTGGTGAGCAGCGGAATCCAGATGATCGCCCCGAGTGTGCATATCGCCAATAAAATCCAGAAGCATGACATAATACAGCCGCGCTTCTTTTTCTCGGCTACTGCTGATACGATCACATTCGTGCTATTGCACTTCGGGCATACCATCCCTTGGTGCTTCGCAGCCTCGGGCGGTTTCGCTATCGGGGAGCCACACCCGACACACACAGCCGCCTGATCGCTTACCTCTTTACCACATTCAGCGCATTTAATAATAGCCATTTGCCTGATCCCCCTCGTTCTTTATTTTGAGGGCGCACCGCGCCCAGTGATCATTTTTTTAATCCCGATAATCAATGATAAAGCATCTACCTCTCAAAACCGTAGACGATCAGGCTGCGGGTATTCAAGCGGAATGAGATCGACCCGGAAAGGAGCGACCAGATCACCACAGTTTTCAAACTCAGCATCAAGCAAGCCGCGACGCTCGGCAGAGGCGATAAGCAGCTTCAGATACCGTCGCAATACAAATAACGGAGGGAACTCGTCCCGAGAGGCGTACCAAACCAATAGGTCACGGTCACCTTTTGAAGAGTTACACGAGCGACAAGCATAAACCAGATTGTCGGCAGAATCAGAACCGCCCAGAGACCTCGGCACAAGATGATCCAGCGACAGCGAGGAAGCGGAACCGCAATATGCGCACTTGCGCCCGGATTTCATCCGCGCTCTTTCATCATCATACAAAGAAGCGATAGACATTCGCCCGGAGACCAGACCTTTATATAGGCGCGATCGAATCACGTATGACAACCGGGCGTAGGAATGCAGTTCGTTCTCAAGAGCGTGGTGCGCCATTGCCGCGTTAGCATATGACCAATACAAAGCCTCCCGGAGCGTTTCATATTTCAACTCTTGCTAGACCCTCCCCAATCGACATAGATCACATTTCCCCGCGTCCCTATGACGCGGGGCTTTTTCTGTCTTAGCCCCCTTTGGATTCAGAACGTGGCAGTGCGGCAAGCACCGCCTCCGCATAACCTATTACCCTGCCTTTCTGCAGATCGTCGGGTAACGCACAGAACAAGCGGAGAAGCAACGCTTCGTTATCGTCGAGAGATTGCCAACTGCGTTTACTCTCTTTAGAGACGCATAGGAGGTAATCCGTCGTTACCGAGAAGTATTCTGCGATCTTTGGGATATACTCAAACGACGGCTTTTTATCTCCCGCTTTCCATGCACTGACAAGACCCGTCGATGCGCCAACCGCCTCTGCAAGACGCGAGACTGCCCCTCGATCATCGCCAATTAAAAACGATAACCGTTCAACAAACTCCACATGATCACCCCTAAAAATAATTATCACTAAAGAGAGAAAAGACTTGACTTTAGCCACTAATGAGCGTATAATGACAATGCAAGCAAACAACGAAAGCGCCACGCCACCACCTAAAAACGACAGGCAAACCGCCCGACGGCGGACAGACAGAAAGGAGAAAAGACCATGAACAAGACATTCAACCACAAGTACGTGAGAGCCTCCTCGAGATCAGTCCTCGACGAATTCATAACGACACTCGGAGACATCAACGACAGACTGCAGGAACTGCAGAGCCATGCCGACGATCACATGGGATACGATCCGGACAACATCAACTGGGCTCACGTCGGGACCGCGCAGCACTTCCTCAAGGAACTGACCGAACTCACAGACCTCGCCTACGGGCGTGGCGAGTACGCAGAATAAGGAGGGCGCGGACATGACACAGAAAACACTAAAGGCCGCGATCGGCATCTCCACGACGCTCAGCCCGGGACAGGAGCAACACAAGCGCTTCACCCACAAAAAAGGCGCAATGACGAGGTTTTATTACCAATACGACTATAGGCACACGGATGGAGAGCTGTTTTCCTGCGTAAAGCTGACGCTCCCGGAATGCCGCGCCGCCCGCAACGACTGGCTGGCGAAAAAGGAGGCGACGACATGGACGAATCTATAATCAGGGATCACACCGCCCTCCATGCGGAAGTCGAGAGGCTAAACCGCATACTCGAAAACAGGAAAAAGAGCGAGGACGCGCTGCAAGACCTGTTCTACAAAGCGAGCGAGAACGTCGGCGTATTGGAAAGAGTCAACCTCGAATACGCTCACCAGATCCTCCAGCTGAAAGCTAAACTTTACGACCTGACCACCGGGGCTGATGACGACGACCCCACGGACTCTAGCCGGGAAACGCGAAACCACAACTGCCCGTTCTGCGGAAAGCAATGGCTCGAGTACTGCGACGATGACAATTATCCAGACTACTGCCCCGGCTGCGGGGAGGAACTGCGAGAGCCGGGATATGACCCGAATGAATCATGCGGCAACCCCTGTGGCAACTGCGGGACTTGCCGCCCAGCATAGCGAGGAGGCGTCGAAATGAAGCAGATGCTGAGAGCGACTAAAACCAGCCTTTACAGGCTCGTCAGCGAACACGAAACCCTGCCGATAATGAAGCGCACAAGGTTTATCAAGCACCGCCGCAGCTTCTGGCTGCGCTGGCACGACGACGACGCGGACTACGAAGCGTTCTTCTCCGTTTGTGCCGGGAGTCCGATGCTGGCGATAAAGCGCCGCAAGTTTGACAGCGACGACCCGTCGACACGGTACGTAACCAGATACACGACAGACTACCTGCGCAGCCTCGGCATGATAGAAGAAATCCCGAAACCGAGTATATCACAAGCAGTACAAGCAAACAACTAGAATTTGAAAGGAGGCAAAACCATGCGATACGCAAAGACAGAGTGGGGCATAGATGTCAAGGTGTTCACACAGAGATATGGAATGACCATGAAAGCTCTTGCATCCCGCGCAGGAGTATGCTACAACACGCTGCTCCAGGTCTGCATCGGCAAGACGCCCGGAGAAAAGGCCGCGATAGTCGAAAAGGTGGATGCGTTCATGAAGGATTACGCGTCGAAAACCAGCCCGACCATTAACAGGCCGCAGCGCCCGTTTGAAGAGGTGTGACGATGAATTTCACAAAGCCCCAGCGCCCGCCCGTCCGGAAGAGGGAAAGCCGCGTCCTGTATGTCGAAGACGTGATGGAGATGCTCGGCATCGGGCAGACCAAAGCCTACCAGATCATCCGCGACCTCAACGACGAAATCGAGGCGGCAGGATACTTCAGGCCGCTCGGCGGGAGGGTGTCGGAGACGTACTTCCGGGAGCGCTTCTACCTCGGCGACGCCAACGCCATCCGCAAAAACACAGCAAAACCCGCCAATAACCCAAGAAAGGAGAGAGCGCGATGAGGACTGCGCGGCGGCCCGCCGGAGCGAGACGGGGCGGAATGTTCAAGACCTGCCCCCGCTGCGGCGCCAACAACGACCCCGGAGAGCGGTGCGACTGCCTCGGCAGCGACACAGATATTATAACAAGAAAGGAGGTGACCACAGATGTCAAAATCAACGACAAATGCCGCCCCGACATACCTTAGAAAGGCGCGTCTAGCGGCAGGATATGCGAACAGAGGCACAGCCTCGACAGGGGTGCCATACTCGCAAGAAACGATTGGGCGGCACGAGCGCGGCGAAGTCCCTGTGTTCCCGAACGACGCGATCGTCTACGCCAAAGGGTACGGGCAGGGCGACATCCTGATCCGCCACTGCGCCGAATGCCCGGTCGGGCGCATGACCGGCAGACAGGCAACAGACCGCGACCTTCCGTTTGCAACGCTCCGCCTGACGCACCGGCTCCGCAAGGCTGCAAAAGAAATAGCAGATACACTGGAGGCCGTCGCCGACGACGGAGTCATCGACCAGGAGGAGCGTCCGTTGTTCGACGCGGCGCTCGAGTCGCTCAAGGAACTCGGAGAGACCATATCGGACCTCGTTTTGTACGCGGCGACGCAGGGCATAGAAAAGAGCCGCCCGGCAAATGCCGGAGCGACCCCCTCTAAGCAAGGATATTCTATCACACACGTGCAGCCGCGTCAATCAAATTATTAAGGCATGAGGAGGCCACCATGAACCACGATACTACGGACACAATAGTCCAGCTCAATAACTACCCGCCCGACGAGTACAACGTCCTGATCCCGGTCACCTCGATGCAGATCATGAGCAACATGCAGCGCATAATCGTCAATGAGGTGCGGCTGGATACGGAGGTTGACAACAATGGGAACGGCCGCGACATATACAAAGAGAAGTCCAGCGGAAAGTATGCCGTGACAAAAGTCGGCGGGATGAAGCTGGCCGCAGCCGCAAATATAAGCATCGTCAACAGCGAGAGCGAGACGCCGGACGTCTGCATCAAATGCATAGAAATGACAAAAGCAACCGGAAAACCGCAGCACTGCGGCAGCTGCCTCCACGGATACGACGTCAAGTACAAGGTGACCGTCCGGGTACCCGAGCCGAGCGGCGGCTTCCGAATGATCGAAAAGAGCAAAGAGATCGACTGCTCGATGGAAAAGGAAAACATGAAGCCCGACCAATACAAGCGGTTCCTGCCATTCCGGGCGGCCCACGCCGAGAGCAAGGCGCTCATGCGCTGCATCCGCGACTCCCTGGGCCTTGCGGCAACCTACACCCTCGCGGAGCTGAAGAAACCGTTCATCGTAGCTCACGTCGTCCCCAACCTCGACGCGCCGGAGATCAGGGACGCCCTCGCGGGGAGCTACCTGCAGAGCATGGGGCTCCTGTTCGAGTCGACGACTGGGAAAGCGGCGCTCCCCCCGAGCGCCGCCCTCGCGCGGGCCGAGCCGCCAGCGCTACCCGGGCTCGTACCCGATCTGGACGACGCCTACAACGAGGGGGACTACTCGACCGACACCGAGGATACTGTCCAGCTCCCGTGGGAAATAGAGGACAACGGCATCTTCTGCGAAGAATGCGGGGTGGAAATCCTTGAGACGAAAAGCAGGAACGGCAACAAGACATGGACGCCAGAGGCCATAAAAGGCTATAGCGAGCAGACGTTCAAGAGATGCCTCTGCACCGGCTGCCAGAAACGTGCCGCAGGGGGACGCTGACATGAACTCTCGGTGCATGTGCTGCAACAAGCCCCTGACTGACCCTGCTAGCGTCGAGCGCGGCATCGGCCCAATCTGCTGGGGGTATATGACGGAGGATCGCCGACAGCGCCGCACCGAGCGCGACGGCCCCTCCGGCAGGTCAGACTACACATACCGCTTTGATCAGTGCGCGGACAGCGTACTCGCAGCTGGAGAGAAACCCGTACTGATTATCATCGACCTCGACCAGGGCGGGATGAGCGTGACGAACAACATCGAGGCGGTCCTCGAGCAGATAGCCGCCAAAATGAACGTAAGCAGCTACTTCCTTGCACACAGCGGCCCGATAGTGTACCGCGACAGCGACGGCAACTACGGCGGCGTCCGGATAGACGGCAGCGGGACGGTGCGCTTTTACCCGCTCGCGACAAGGCGGCACGTCACATCCGAAACCGAGGCGATAGAACTCGCGAGAGGAGCAAGCTGAGATGAAATATACACTTGAAGAGTGGCGGGCTGAGGGCTATCGGCGCTTCGGTGACGACGTAGAGGGCTGGAAGCACGTCTGCCCGAAATGCGGGAGGGTAAACACAGTGCGTGAATTCAAAGAAGCCGGTGCAACACCCGATGACTCGTATTCGACCTGCATCGGTCGGTATAACGGAAAAGGCCTCGACGGGTTTAAATGCAACGAAGAAATGATGCCGGAAAATGGGTGCAATTGGGCGGCCTTCGGACTATTCGGGACGCTTGGCAGAGGTGACATAGTAATAAACGACGAGGGCAAAGAAATTCAGGTCTTCAAGTTCGCGGAGCCGGAAACCACGAAAGATGAGATCGTCGTAACGATCAGAGAGGAGCAAAATACATGAAAATACTACATACCGCCGACTTACACCTCGGCGATTTGAACGGACCGATCATAAACGGGAAAAACGCGAGGCGGCTGGACACGATCGAATGTATGGCTGAGATTGTCAGCACCGCCGAAAACGAGGAAGCGAAAGGGGGCAGGGTCAACCTCGCCGTGATAGCTGGCGACCTGTTCAACCGCTCCCGCGTCTGGGCTGACACAGCCCTCGAAGACATAAACGACGCCATCGAGGAGCTGCTGCGCCCGCTCTGCAAAAGCTGCGAGCAGGTTGTGCTGCTATTCGGGACGCAGAACCACGACAACCCCCGCGCCTTTGAAGTACTGGCGCAGACCACGCGCGGCGAAAGCAACCTGCACATCCTGACCGAACCCGACGTCTACACCCTCGAGACCAGCGCGGGGGAAGTCCAAATCCTCGCACTGCCCGGATTCGACAAAGGCCGTCTCCGGGCCTTTATGCCGGACGCGGATAAAGAGGCCGAGAACCGGAGCGCGACCGCGCTGATCAACGACGTCCTGCTCGGGCTGAGCACCAAGCTGGACAGGGCCAAGCCGAGCGTACTTCTGGCGCACTACACGGTCGCAGGAAGCGAGGCGGAGAGCGGCGCAACATTCCTCGCCGGGCAGGACGTCGTGCTGCTCCCGCAGACCATAGACGCGTCAGGAGTAACGCTGGGCTGCCTCGGACACATCCACAAACCTCAAAAACTGAGCTGCAATACCCCCACGTTTTATAGCGGATCGCCTAACCAGCTGACGTTCAACGACGAGGGCATCCCGCACGGCTTTTATATCCACGACCTAACAGATGACGTAAAGCCCCCGCGCAAGTATCAAGGGCTAGAAGCATTCACCGGCATATGGTGGCTGAGGCACAGCGACTTCAGCCCAACCCCGGAGCGGGAACACTTCACGCTCCGGCTTTCGGATCACGACATAACCGCATTTTTGAGAGAGGGCAATATCGACTTCACACTGCTCGGCGACGCGCCTATCGAAGACAAGATCGTCCGCGTCCGCTACCGAGCCACGGCAGAGCAGGAAAAAGCCCTGAACAAAGCCGAATTGCAGAAGCAGCTTGTAAACGCGGGCGCGTTCCACGTCGCTGAGATACTCGCGGAGGACATAGACGACGGTGCCACATTGGACACACTGGACACAGAGGACACACCGTACACAGCCCTACAGCGGTTTCTTGAGATGGCGGAGACGGAGCCGACCGACATCGCGCGGCTGCAGGAGCTCGCGGCGCCGCTGATCAGTAAGGCCGACGACGGCCGCGAAACCGGCCAGCACACGGGCGCATTCGTCCCGCGCCGCATCGAACTGAAGAACTACCGCAGCTACGCCAGCGCAGAATTCGACCTGGACGGCATACGCATGGCGATGGTCAACGGCCCGAACGGCGTCGGGAAGTCGAGCCTGTTTATGGACTCGATCGTGGACGCGCTGTTCGAAGAAAGCCGCGACGAACAGCTCGGCGGCTGGCTGCGCGAGGGTGAGAAGAGCGGGGCGGTCACATTCGAGTTCGATACGGGCGGCGCCGGGTACCGAGTCGCCCGGACGCGCCTGAAAAGCGGCAAGGGTACGCTCTCGTTCTCGAGAAAAAACGATAGCAGCGAATGGGAAGACTGCGGCGACAGCACCATGAAGCTGACACAGGCGAAAATAGAGCGGGCGCTCGGGATGGACTGCCAGACCTTCTGCAGCATCGCGCTCATACGGCAGGACGCCTATGGGCTATTCCTGGAGGCCGACAGCGACAGGCGCATGGAAGTCCTCTCGGCGCTCCTGAACCTCGGCATATACGTCAGGCTGGAGGACCTAGCCAAGGCCAACGCAACCGAACAAAAGCGGCTCATAGCGCAAACGAAAGACCGGATGAACGTGCTCGCCGACCAGATATGCATGCGGGGTGAGCTGCTCTCCGAAGGGATAAGCCTGGACGTGACGATCGACGGGTTCACCGCAGAGCTCGAAGTCCTCGACGAGCTGATAGCCGCAGCCCAGCGCGAAGAGGCGCTCCGCCTGGAAGTGGCCCGACAAGCGGAGGAAAAGGAAAACGAGGCCTCGCGATACACTTACGAGTCGAACGTAAAAGCTGCCGACATTGCCAGACTGCAGCGCGAGCATACAGACGCGCAAGCGCTCGCAGACAGGCTCGGAGATGCCGAAAAAGCCACAGGCATTATAAACGCAGCCCGCGGGTTCCTCGACCTGCTAGCCCCTGCCGAGGCGGAGCTGCGCAGCCTCACCGAGCGGCAGGCTGCGCTTCAGGCGTCGCTCCAGGACGCGGACACAACCCTCAAATCAATAAAGCGCGACAAAGAGGAATACCGCGCCCTGCTCGGCCGGAGGGACGAAATCGAGAGCGCGGCCAAAGGCCTCGAAGAACTCAGCGCGGCCCGGGCGGCGCTCGCTAAGCGCGGCGAGACGTACAACGCGGCATGGAAGGCCCACAACGAACTGCAGGCGGCCAAAAAGGCATTCGTGGCCGAGAGCACCGCCCGGATCAGCGCCGTGAACCAGCAGATAGAATCCGCAAAAGAAAAAGCGGCACTCCTTATGGATAGCGGATGCCCGATGCCGGACGGCGCTACTTGCGCATTTTTGAAGGACGCGCAGGAGGCGGAGCGCAGCCTCGCCGAGCTGCAGAAAGCGCTCAACAAGGTCCGGGCTGCAGACCGCGAGGAATACAACAAGATCAACGCCGAGGCCGAGGCCGCGCTAAAATCCCTCGCCGCGATCAAAAACCCGAGCGGAGAGGCCGACGAACTGATCGCGCAGGAAAACAAGCTGAGGCCCGTCGCGGCGCTCGCCCCGAAGCTGGAAGCTGCGGCCGCGTCCGTCGCCGGGCTCGAAAAACAGGAGTTGGATGCGCGGGAGGCCATAGAGAAGGCGACCGCCGACAATATGGAGATCAACGAAAAACTCCCGGAGCTCAAAGAACAGGCCGCGAAAGCGGACGAGGCGCGAAGCACGATCCGGGTAAACGAGGAGACGGCAAAGCTCCTGCCGGAATGCACTGCGGCAAAAGCCACGGCCAAGGCCCTCGCCGAACGCATGGAAGCCCTGCAGATCGACATCGGGCGCCTCAGGTCAAGCGCGGAGGGCGCGGCATGGGAGGCAGAAAAAATCCGTGAGAGGATGCCAGCGACCACGGCTGACCCCGCAGCCCTCGCAGCGGAGCGCAAGGAGCGCTCCGACAAGCGCAACGTCGCGATCGGGCAGCGCGGAGGCATCCACACGCAGCTCAAAGCTGTAGAAGAAGCCCAAAAGCAGCACGACGAGTACTCCGGGGAAGTCAAGGCCATAGCTCGAGCCCTCGCCGATTACCAAACGCTCGCGAAAGCCTTCGGGATCGACGGTATCCAATACATGATAATCCGGGGCGTAGTCCCGGAGGTCATGCACCGGGCAAACGAAATCCTCGCCGCCATGACAGGTGGCCGAATGGCCGTCGACTTCCGCACGGAGCGCGAGCAGCGTAGCGGCAAGATAGTTAACAGCCTCGACGTCTGGGTAACCAGCATCGCGGGCGGCAGCCGCCCCTACAGCAGCCACAGCGGGGGAGAGAAGGTAAAGATAGCGCTCGCGGTAACGCTCGGCCTTGCGGACGTCAAGGCCCGGAGGGCGGGCGTCCAGCTTGGGATGCTGTTCATCGACGAGCCTCCTTTTTTAGATTCTGATGGCACGGAGGCGTACGCAGACGCGCTGACGAACATGGCGGCGCGAAACCCCGGCATGAGGATAATGGCGATCAGCCACGATCCGACGATGAAAGCACGGTTTCTGCAGAATATCACCATAGCGACGGGTGAAAACGGCAGCGAGGTCGCCGTAGACTGATCCCGATCACCTATACGAGGAGGAATGGGTATGGCTTGGATCGAGAGCCATCAGGAGCTGGCTAGACACCCGAAAACAATGAGGTTTGCAATCGCGGCGGACATTACGATCCCGGCAGCGATAGGACACCTTCACCTCCTCTGGTGGTGGGCCTTAGACTACGCCCAAAATGGAACCCTGACCTGTTTCACAGCAAAAGAGATCGCATACGCGATGCTCTGGGACGAAGACCCGGAAGCCCTAATGGACGCCCTGAAGCAATCTGGATTTGTCGACTACGAGCCGTCCAGCGGATACCTCGGCATCCATGACTGGCGCGAATACGCCGGGCGACTCATCGAAAAACGGCAAGCAAGCCGAGCGCGCTCGCAACGCGCACGAGACGCGAACAAACACGATTCAGGAAGTAGCGAACGCGAGCCGTTTGCGCACGGTATGCGTACGCAGAGCGAACCGAGCGCAAACGGTACGCAGAGCGAACGCGAACCGTACCGCGCTACCGTACCCAACCCAACCGTACCCAACCCAACCGTACAGAACAGTACCACACTCTCCGCGAAAAACGCGGAGGACGGCGAGGAAAACGCGAAAGCAATCGAGCCTTTTGACGAGTTCTGGAGGCTTTATCCAAAAAAAGTCGGTAAAGGAGCGGCACGGAAGGCGTGGAACAAAGCAAAACCAAGTGCATTAGTTCATCAGAAAATCCTCGAGGCGATCCCGCGAGCTATGAACACAGACCAATGGCGGAGAGAAAATGGGCGCTTCATACCAAACCCAGCGACGTGGCTCAATGAAGGGCGCTGGGACGACGAACCGCCACAAGATGCAAAGCAAGCAGATAAATTCACGCCTGCAACTCAAGTAGATGTCGAACGTATGGAGCGTCTGCTCCAAAAAATCAAAGAGACAGACGACGAGAATGGAGACACGTCATGAATACGAGAATAACCGTCATAGCAAACCAGAAGGGCGGCGTCGGAAAGACGACCACGGCCCACGCCCTGGCCAACGGACTCAACCAAGAGGGGCACAAGGCCCTCGCAGTCGACACTGACCCACAAGGCAACCTATCGTTCACCATGCGGGCCGACCCGGACGCGCCCGGCGCATACGAGATCATGAAAGGCTTGGTGCCGGTGCGCGACGCCATCCAGCGCACGGGTCAGGGAGACATAATCGGAGCAAGCCTGATGCTCTCAGGCGCTGACATGGAGTTCACGAGCACTGGGCGCGAGTACATGCTCGCCAAGCTCCTGAGGCCTCTGCATGACGCATACAGCCACATCATCATCGACAGCCCGCCGACGCTCGGCATCCTGACGATCAACGCCCTGACCGCCGCCCACGACATAGTCATCCCGCTCGGGGCGGACGCCTACAGCCTGCAGGGGCTGGCGCAGCTATACTCGACGATCGAAAGGGTGCGGGAATACTGCAACCCGGCGCTTGAGATCGCGGGGCTGCTAATCACCCGGCACAGCGGCCGGACGGTGCTCGGCCGCGACCTGAAAGCGGCCATCGAGGAAAAGGCCCATTATGTCGGGGCGAAGGCTTACGACACAGTGATCCGGGAGAGCGTGGCGATCCGCGAGGCACAGGTACAGCGCAGCAGCCTATATGCGGCGGACCCGGAGAACAATGCAGTGAGGGACTACCTCGCGTTCACTGGGGAGTACCTCATGAAGGGGGCGCGCTGGCATGGGTAAGAAGGGCTTCGCGGAAAGCGCGGCACACCTCGACAAGTTCTTCAGCGACACAGGCACACACAGGACACAAGGGACACAAGGGACACAAGGGACGCAAGCGCCGACGCAACTGGAGGAGCCAAAACACTATCGCATAAACCTGAAGCTGAAAGCGGAATTCCGCGAGTACCTCGACCGTGTCGCTTGGGAAGACCACAAAAGTATCACGCAGTACATCAACGACCTCATCGAGGAGGACAGGTACACACGGGACACAGAGGACACATAGAAAGGCGGCGGGGCTGGTGAGCGAGAGGCAAAAGGTGAGCGCAAACGAGATTAAAAAAGCCCTCGCCATAAAGCACGACGGCGTACGGGACTACTTTCTGACCGAGGTAAAAAGCGGCTCCACATGGGACGGGCGCGGACTTCGTATAATCGACGCGGTCGCAATCCGCAAATCATGGACGCAGCCGCATATAACAGGATACGAGATAAAGGTCAGTAGAAGCGACTTCACAGGTGATGCCAAGTTTTACACATACCTCCCACTCGTCCACGCGCTCTACATAGTGACGCCGCAGGGAATGATCCAGCGTGAGGAGACGCCGACCGAGATCGGGTTGATTTGGTACGACCCGGACAAAAAGAGCCTAACGACCAAAAAGAAACCGCCGCCACGCGAGATTGAAGTGAGCGTCGAGATGCTCCAGTACATAATCTACAGCCGCCTCGAACCCGATCGCCTCCCGTTTTATTCGTCAAAAGCCGAATACTTCCGGGACTGGCTGGAAAACAAGGAAGACCACCGCGAACTCGGCAACCTCGTGAGGGGCAAGATACGAGACGAGATACGCAGACTTGAGCACGAACTCAGGAAAGCGGAACGTTTCGGCCGAGACGGAGAGGAGCGCAAGACATACGAAGCCCTTCTGCAAGTGATGCGCGACAACGGGCTCCCGGACTGGAACGACCCTGTCGAATGGCTCACAGATCTGCTAAAACGGGAATACCCCAAGGTTCTCGACGACATAGAGCAGCAGATCGGCGTGATCTCCCGGACGATCGACCGGGCAAAGATGGAGGTCAAAGCATGAGCCAACGGTACATCGCGTCCTGCAGCTTTGGTAAGGACAGTCTCGCAGCAATAATCTGCCGCATGGAGCAAGGAGAACCGATAAACGGAGTGGTGTACTGCAGAATCATGTTTGACGACAAGATCAGCGCGGAGTGGCCGGAACACGAAGAATGGATACACAGCAAGGCCATACCGATCCTCGAATCACGATACGGAATAAAGACAGAAATCGTGCAGAGCGAGCGAACATACAAAGACTTGTTTTATAAAACGTTTGAAAAAGGCAGCAAGGTGGGCCGGATATATGGCTTTCCGCTGATTGGAGGATCGTGGTGTAACTCGATGCTAAAAATGCCGCCAATAAAGAAATGGAGCAGCAAACAGCAGGGCTACACCGAAATCGTCGGGATAGCTGCCGACGAGAATAAACGGGTGGAACGCGCCAAGTTAAAGGGGCAGATACTCCCACTGTTGCAATATGGTGTCACAGAAGCGGAGGCGTTCGACATTTGCCGGAACGCCGAACTATTATCCCCGGCGTACAGAGACGGCAGGGAACGCCTCGGATGCTGGTTCTGTCACAATATGCGCGTCGCGGAACTACGACGCATCCGTAAAGAGTATCCAGCATTGTGGCGCGAACTCATGGAGTTAGACAGGAACAGCCCCGTTACTTTCAAGGTGGACAGCACACTTAAAGACTTCGAGGAAAGGTTCTCAGCGGAAGATATGCAACTTACCCTATGGGATTTTTGAAAAAGGAGAATAAAGCACATGCGTAACTTAACAGAACTCAGCACCATCCAAAAACGCGAGAGGCTGAACGTCGTCTATAGGACGGGAGAACCTGGCCCCGGAGGAGCGTACCACGACTACCTGATCCAGAGCGAAATCCTCCCGGACGCAGAAGCCCCGACAAGGTGGGACTGCACAGAGATTCAATTCCAAAAAGGCCACCGCAAAGACCCAAAAGCCCGCCACGGCGTCCTCGACGTCGACCTGCTCGAGATCGTCCGGGACAGGCTCGCGCACTTCCAAAAGGGGGATTTCGCCACACGGGAGACTGCCTGTGCGCTGACCCATATCGAGGAGGCGCTTATGTGGATGAGCAAACGCGTGGAAGACCGGATAGAGCGGAACGTCCTCGCGACATACGATAAGTAGGAGGAGCGACTGGTGAGAATCGGTAAAGCCACTGCTATTTTTATGCAGATCAACTCCGACGAGTATGCGGATGAAGATAAAGCCACTGCGATATACCATGTCCTCAAAATGCCGACGCATAACGGGATCAATAAAGATGCAATGCTCGCAGTCATAAAATGGCTTTTTAACCGACAGTGGGAAGTTGCGGAGGGAACGACCGATGCAGTATGAAATCAACAACCCCAGCGACCCCTACACCTTCGTGGCCGACAGCCACGAGGTCGCAGCGCTAGTGATTCTTCTCCTTGGCCCGGCTTACGGCGCGACGCCGGAGAACGGAGACGACAACCTTAGAGTGCCAATATTCCTGTTTGGAGGAACGTACGTATGGTACAGGGAAACCTTCGGGAGAGAAGCGCACGAGGGGATGGAAGCCCTCGAAGCGGAAGTCGCAGACACGCTCGACAGCGTCATGCTCGGACACTTCGAGGACAGGCGACGATACAACCTCGCACTCGCATCAATCGACGACCCGGCCAAGCGGCAAGCGTTCATCGACGAGTGGCAGGGCGGAGCCACCAGTATGCACAGCAGCATCATTTCCAACGGCAGGGATTATGCGATAAACGGCATCGGCGGGCATTGCCGCGCCATCGCCCACGCCATAAGAGAGAGCATGGAAAAGGAGGCGAACCCATGACGACAGCGATAGCAATAGCCCTGATATTCATCGCCGCGCTGGGCGCACTCGGAGGAGTTGCGCACGAGAACGATCGGCGCGGCAGGAATGCGGCGATCGTCGCGGTAGCAGCAACAATCGCGCTCGCAGCCATCGCCATAGGAGGATATTAAAATGAGCGGAATTCACACAACAAAAATAGACTGGGCAGACTCGTCATGGAACCCCGTCACCGGATGCCTCAAAGGGTGCGAGTACTGCTATGCAGCGGAAATGGCCCGGAGATTCGAGCCCAAGCCCTCCGAGTGGCCAGACGAGGGCACAGTAAGAGTTGCAAAGCACGACGACCGCTGCTTCATAGCATTTAACCCTACCGCACTCCGGGACGCTGACGGCAAATACATCCGCTCGACGCCATACCCGCGAGGCTTCGCGCCGACCATCCACTCGTACAAGCTGGACCATCTGAAAACCGCAAGATCGCCGCGCCGGATCTTCGTCGGCTCGATGACTGATCTATTCGGCGACTGGGTGCCGGACGAATGGCTCGCCGCCGTTTTTCAAGAATGCCGCGACGCCCCGCAGCACGTATATATGTTTTTGACCAAGAACCCGGAGAGATACGCCAAGCTTGCAGCGAGCGGGCAGCTCCCACGCGGAGACAACTACTGGTACGGCTCGACGACAACTACGCAGGGCGCGGACGACTTCAAAGACCTCACGAGCCATCCGGAGCGACACAACACGTTTGTATCAATAGAGCCGATACTCGGGCGATTCGTGCGGAGTCTTGAGCTCACCCGGAGGCCGCACGACTGGACGATCGTCGGCACAATGACGAGGCGAGGCGCGAACAATCACAGGCCAGAACGGGCATGGATAGAGGAGATCGTCGAGGGATGCCGTGAGGACAGACAGCCCGTCTTCCTCAAAGATAACCTCACAAAAATCTGGGGCGGAGACCTCCCGCAGGAGTACCCGGAGAAAATGATGGCGTGGATCGCGAGAGGGAAGGCAGGGTCATGACAGACGAACAAATGCTTGAAATACAGGCGCGATACACTCTGATGCCAGACAATGTACCGGCATGCTGGATTGTTTCTGACGCAGCCACACAAGCGCGCAGCGACGTTTCCGCCCTCATAGAGGCGCTGGAAGCGGAAACGAAACGGGCTGATGAGGCAGAGCTTGCACTTAGTGATGCAGCAGCAAAGTTTGACCACCTTGAACGGGATATAGGACAGCTTGTTCACACCGCAGAAATGCCACTAATAACCGAGCGCGACCGTCTGAATATCGAACTGGAAGCGGAAGCAGCCCAGCGCGACGGATGGATGGACTCTATCGCAGATTTGCAAGAATCACTCCGTGTCTCTGCTGAGAAACGAGAGGCTGCCGAAGCAAAGGCTGCAAAGTACGAGCGGGCGATACGCAGCAGCAACATCGGGAGCTGCGACACCTGCAAACACGACAACGGCGGCAACGGAACACGCGGCGTATGTCCGGGATGCTGGGATGGCATCTACGCGAGCAACTGGGAAATCGACGAGGTGAAGCTATGAGCATGAAGCAGCCAGCGTACCAAAAGACCCCGACAAAAGACCCTCAAAAGCAATACCAAGGCACGGTCAACAAGCAGATGGGCCGATCCTTCGAGCGGTACATCGACGAGGCCCTCGCATATTACGCGCAGCGAGGCGACGCCATGATCATGAAGACGCCGGAGCCGATGCGCCCGACAAAAGACCTTGGAGGCGGGAGATTCGTTGCCCATCATGAGAAAAAGGCGCAGACCGACTACAAAGGCGTCCTCAAAGGCGGCCGGGCGATCATTTTTGAAGCAAAGTACACCAACTCGGACCGGATGGAGCAGGATCGCGTCACCCCGGAACAAGCCGCGACGCTCAACAAGTGCGCCGCGATGGGCGCCGAGTGCTTTGTGGTCGTCGGGTTCGGGCTGCAGGACATATTCAAAATACCTTGGGGGGAGTGGCGCGAAATGAAGGCCCACTGGGGGAGGAAATACGTCACACCGGCCGACCTTGACAGACACCGGGTGCAGAGCGGCCGGCAAGGCCAGCCGCTCATACTGGAGGACGCCCGATGAGCAAAGGCAATGACGACGTCCGGCTTCTAGGAGGAAAACCAGCGAAACGGATTAAACGACGAGGTGACGGCATGGAGACAAAGGCATTCATAGAGGCGCTGGAAAGCGGAGGATACAAGAACATCGAAACGCAGCCAGACGAGTACAACCACATACTGCGGACATTCATACTCGGGGGACGCACACTGAAACCGACTGACGCAACGCTTATCGAGATAGCAACGACACGAAAGCCCACGGCCAGAGTGGAGATATCGAGACTGTATGCCGGATTTACCCTCTGGAAGATTATCATCTAGAAACGGAAAAGGAGTGCCAAAATGATCATCATGAACCAGAAGCGGGACGTTCTCCTCAATTTCGGCATGCTCCAAACGATATACGCGCACGATGGGCTAGTCAGAACAGACGTGCAAGGCGCGAAACTGACGCTCGGAGAGTACGTGGACCAGAGGAGAGCAAGGGAAATCCTCGACGAGATCGTGGACGTGTACGCCAGCTACATGAATAGGCCTGGAGGCCCGATGGCGACGGTGGACTTCTATGTGCAACCGCAGACCTTTATCCCGCACAAAGTATACAGAATGCCAGAGGAATAAAGAATGAACCAAGTGATACTGATAGGGAACCTGACCCGCGACCCGGAACTCAGAAAGACCGCAGGAGGGATATCGACCTGCAGCTTCACCCTCGCAGTCGAGCGCGAGCAGACGAGAAAAGACCGGGAGGGCGGAGCAAAATCAGCCGCCGACTTCATAATGATAATCACATGGCGGAACACCGCCGACCTATGCGCCCAGTACTTGGCCAAGGGGCGGCAGGTCGCCGTCCTCGGCAAATGGAGAAACCGGGAGTACGAAAAGGACGGCATCAAGCACACCGTCTCGGAGTGCATCGCGGACGAGGTGCAATTCCTCGGCCCGCCGCCACGCGAAAACGCGCCCGGAAGCTGAAAAAACAACCGGACGGCCTGTCAGGAGGCTCAACATGGTTAACAAAAACGACCCCGAAATCAAAGCGCTCATTAACGATGCGGTCAACGCGGGGCTACGCGCCGGGAGGGCGCAAGCCTCGTCCATGCCAAAAGACGCCTACAAAGCGACAGAAAAACGGCTCTATGCGCTCCCCACCCTTGAAACCAAGCACGAAAACGACAAGCTCCTCCTGGTCGAGATGATATCGGACGGAGCTCAAAACCGGAGCAAGTCGATCGTCCGGTTCAGCCGGAGCGGGTACCGGCTCTCTCCGGAGGAAATGCTCGGAGGCATCATCAGCGACCTCGAATCGACCATAGCCTGCGACGAATACGAGATCGTGGCCATCCGCTGCGCCCTGGAGCTGATATCCGCAGACCCGTACATCAGGACGGTCAGCGGGAGATATATGGACCAAATGTCCGACGAAGAAATCGCGGAGGAGATCAGGGAGAGCATGGGCTTAAAAACGTGCGACCCCACGACCGTGTGGAGAAACCGCAAACGCCTCGTGCAGAAGCTCTCCGTCTGGCTTTACGGCGCGGCCGCCATTTGAAAAATGCCAGTGCAAAAAACGTGCAATTGACCGATGCAATTTTGTTCGCTATAATCTGCCAATAGAGAAATTGCGCCCAGCCGCCCCCGGGGCGGTTTTTTCATGCCCGAAGGAGGCCTGAGATGGACGACATCACTAAGGCGTTCGCCATCCCGGAGATAGACCTGAGCAACCTCGCCGTCTTCGACAGCGAGCTGGAGGCGATCGACGACGACGGCCCGCCGCTCCCCGACGAGGCGGACGAGCCGGAGAAAATCAAAAAGGTGCGGACGCGCGCGACCGTGACCAGGACGCGCCAGTTTTACCGCCGATTCCTGTCGGAGCGTGAAATAGAGGAGGCGCTCGACTGGGAGTTCGAGCAGGGGGCGGCGTACCACATCATGAGCAGCGGGGACATCGACAGCCTCTCCTTTCTAAAGCACATCCTCCGGCAGCAGCCCGTCGAATACCTCGCGCTGTCGACGTGGTGCATGGCGCTTCAGGACATCGAGGAGCTGGACAGGTACATGCGCATCGGCAGGATCAAGCGGCTCGACAGCTACGTCGGCGAGATCTTCAAAGGCAGCTACGGGAACGAGTACCGCCAGCTATGCGACCTTAATAAGAGACGCGGCGGACGCGTTGCGATGTTCAGAAATCATGCCAAGGTATTCTGCGGCTTCGGCGAGCGCTTCGACTTCGCGATAGAGTCAAGCGCGAATATAAACACCAACCCGCGCACCGAGAACACGGTGATTACAATCGACACTGGGCTGGCCCGGTTTTATAAGGATTTCTTTGACGGAATCGTCAGCTTCGAGCGGAACTTCGACGACTGGACGCTATACGAACTAACCAGAGAGGGGGAACGGTGATGGCGATGGAGATCAGGACGATGCGGCTGGACGCGCTCCGCCCGTCGGACTACAACCCCCGGATGGATCTCAAGCCGGGCGATCCTGAGTACGAAAAACTCAAACGCTCCGTAGAGACCTTCGGATACGTCGAGCCGATCATCTGGAACAAGCGCACCGAACGCGTCGTCGGAGGACACCAGCGGCTCAAGGTCATGCTCGACCTCGGAATAACCGAGGAGAGCGTAGTGCAGGTCGACCTCCGCGAAAACGACGAAAAAGCGCTGAACGTCGCCCTGAACAAAATCTCGGGCGATTGGGATATGCCACGGCTGAAAGACCTCCTCGAGGCGCTCGACACAGGGGCCTATGACGTAACGCTGACGGGCTTTGACCTCGCTGAGATCGAGGACATAATGACGCGATTTGCCTCCGAGGAGGAGGCAGATGATGAATTCGACGAGGACGCAGCTATCGAAGCTGTGGGAGACGCCCCATTCACCCAGCGCGGAGATATCTACGTCCTCGGCGGAAAGCACCGTCTCATGTGTGGAGATGCGACCAGCGCGGAGGACTTCGATACGCTGATGGATGGAAGCGAAGCTAGGCTGACCCTTACTGACCCGCCATACAACGTCGACTACGAGGGCGCAGCGGGCAAGATCATAAATGACAAACAGACCAATACGGCATTTTACGAATTCCTGCATGCCGCATTCAGGAATATCAGATTTGCGAGCAAGGCGGGAGCCGCCGCCTATGTGTTTCATGCCGACTGCCAAGGGCTGAACTTCCGCCGCGCATTTGAGATGGCGGGCTTCGAGACGAGGCAATGCCTGATATGGGTAAAGAACGCGCTCGTCCTCGGGCGTCAGGACTACCACTGGAAGCACGAACCGATCCTCTACGGATGGAAAAGCGGAGACGCTCATTATTTCATCGACGACAGATCGCAGGACACGATCATGGCGGACGAGGTGCCGGATTTCGATAAAATGAAAAAGCCGGAACTGGTCGCATACATAAGGCAGTACATCAAACAGCTTGAAAAGCACACGACAGTCCTCCGCGAGAACAAGCCGACGAACAACGCGATTCATCCAATGATGAAGCCCGTCTCGCTCGTCGGTCGCCTGATTGCGAACAGCAGCAAAGCGGGCTGGCTAGTCCTAGACCCATTCGGAGGCTCCGGCTCCACGCTGATGGCGTGCGAACAGCTTATTCGGACGTGCTACACGATGGAACTCGACCCAAAATACTGCGACGTAATCGTCCGGCGATACACAGACTGGTGCCGCGAACATGACCGTCGAGCGACAGCCAAGCTACTACGTGGAGGAGAGCCGATCCCTTGTCCGTTTTCCGATTTGGACGAATAGGGGAGGTGACTGCAGATGCCGCGAGCGCGAGACCCGGCGCGGGACAAAGCGCGGGAGATATGGGAAGCCTCCGGCAGAAGCCTGAAACTGAGAGATATCGCCGAAAAATTACAGGTACTGGAGGCGACCGTCAGAGCGTGGAAGTCGCTGGACGAATGGGAATCAAAGGACGATCTAAGCGTTAAGAATAATGATTTTAACGCTAAGAAAAGGAACCGGGGCGGACAGCCCGGAAACACTAACGGCAAAGGCTCTCCGGGCCGGACAAACGCTGCAGTGACAGGCGCATACATGAGGATATACGACAGCCTCCTCACCGACGACGAAAAGGAACTCATGGCAGCGATCACCGACCAGAATATACAGCGCCGCGCCTCCCTGAACCAGCACCTCGCCATCCAGCACGTGAGGGAACTGCGCCTCCTCCGCGACATAAACGAGATACGCAACGGGGCGGAGCAGCTGACCCGGCGCACTGTCAGCCAGATCGAACCGTCAGGAAAAAAAGCCCCAGACGGACGCGAGACCACGAAAGTCGTGAAGATCAGCCAAGAGCAGGAGACCCGGCGCGAAATGCTCCTCCGCTTCGAGGACGCGCTGACCCGCGTACAAGCGGAGATCAGGCGCACCGAGGATAGCCTCCGACAACTCGACGAGGCTGAAGCCAAGCTGATCGTTACAGAGACGACACAGAGCCTCATCGACGCAATGACGGCTGCTTACGATAAACGCGGAGGTGGCGGCGATGGATAGCCCCGCAAAAGCCGTCGCATATTACCGGGACAACCCCGTCGGCTTCGTGACCGACTTGATCGGAGCGACGCCAGAGCCGGAGCAGAGCGCGATCATGCGGGACGTGGCAAGCAGCCCCATGGTGAGCGTGAGGAGCGGACACGGCATCGGCAAAAGCGCAGTCGCGAGCTGGCTGACGATCTGGTTCCTCTGTACGCGCCCATTCCCCAAAGTGCCATGCACAGCGCCGACGCTGCACCAACTGCAGGACATACTCTGGGCCGAGATCAGCAAGTGGATAAGGAGCAACCCGGTGCTCGCCCGGACGCTAGTCTGGACGACGGAGAAAGTATACCTTCGAGGACACCGCGAAGAATGGTTCGCGGTAGCGCGTACAGCCACGCAGCCGGACGCACTGCAGGGGTTCCACGCCGACCACGTCCTCTTCATCGTCGACGAGGCGAGCGGCGTCGACAACGACATATTCGAACCAGTGCTCGGCGCACTGACGACCCCGGACGCCAAAATGCTCATGCTCGGCAACCCGACCCGGCTGACCGGATTCTTCTACGAATCGCACCACAAGAACCGCGCCAGCTACAAGACTCACCACTTCGACGGTCGCAAAAGCCGCCTCGTCTCGCAGGAGTTCATCGCGAGGATCGTCGAAATGTACGGCATCGACAGCGACGTCTTCAGAGTGCGCGTATCTGGGGACTTCCCGAAGGCGATGCCCGACAGCTTCATACCGCTCGACTGGTGCGAGCGCCAGAGCGGGGCGGAGCGCCCGGAGGTAACGCCCCTCCGGATCGACATCGGAGTGGACGTCGCCAGATATGGCGATGACAGCAGCGCGATCGTGGGAGTGCGGAACAAAACGATACAAGACGAACCGGAGGTGCACCAGCACAACGACACGATGCAGATCGCCGGATACACCATTGTGGCGATCCGCAGGTACGCCGCCATCGGGACCGTCGAGGAGGCGCACGTCAAAATCGACTGCGACGGGCTGGGAGTCGGCGTCTTCGACCGCCTGAGGGAGCAGCGCGAGGGGATAGAGCGCGAAATCAACGAAAAGCGCGAAGCGGCGGCCGACGGGACGGACGCAGAGGCAGTCCCTTTCACACTGCAAGTCTACGAATGCCACTTCGGCGGCAAGGGCGGCAAGGCGAGCGACGCCGACCCCGTCGAATACGAAAACAGCACCGGCGTCATGTGGGGCGCAATCCGCGAAGGGCTAAGGACATCGACCCTCTTCTTGTGGCGCGACGACCGCCAGACCGCCGAACTCTCGGCGCGGCGGTACGCGGTAAACAGCTCCGGCAAGATCGAGCTCGAAAAGAAAGAGTCGATGAAGAAGCGCGGCGTGTCCTCCCCGGACATCGCGGACGCGCTCGGGCTCGCCATGTACGACCTGCAACGGGACGACTGGACACTAGACTTTGCCTAAGGGGAGTCAGCAGATGACATATGAAAGAGGGGTGACAAGACGTGCCGCTGTTTAACAGAAGAAGGGCAAACAGCGCCAGCGACCAATATAACCGCCGGGAGAACAGCATGGTGCCTCGCTGGACGCGGCCACCGGAGCGCAACACTGCCGAGTGGATAGATATGTTCAGCAAAAGCCCCCGCCTCGCGGTCGTCAACCGGATCGCCTCCGACCTTTCCTTTTGCTCCGGCAGGCTGTACCAAGTAGACGGCAACGGCGAGGAGCGTGAAATGACGTCGCACCCGTTCCTCGACTTCTTCGACAACTGCAACCCGCTATACGAATACAGCAGCGCAGCCATCTGGCAGCTGCATGAGATATACCTCCTGCTCAAAGGCGAGGGGTACTTCATCATCGAGCGGGACGCGATCGGGCGCCCCGCCGAACTCTGGCCGGTACCCATCCACTGGGTCTACATGACGCCATACCTCAACCACCCGCTCTACAGCATCCGCACAACGAGCGGGTCGATAATCGAAGTGCCGGTCGAGGATATGTTCATACAGAAGACACTCAACCCGCTTGACCCGACGATGCGCGGGCTAGGCGAAGCGGAAAGCCTCTCGGACGAAGTCGAGACGGACGAGTACGCAGCCAAATTCCAGAAGCGGTTCTTCTACAACGACGCGACCCCGAATGTCGTGATCTCCATGCCCGGAAGCAGCGACGAACAGCGGAAGCGGTTCAGGACGGAATGGCTCGAGCGCTTTCAGGGCGTCTTCAAAGCGCACGGGATCGCCACGGTCGGCGGCGAAACGCAAGTGCACAGGCTGGGCGACCACATGAAGGACTTGGACATGGTCGAGGGGCGCAAATTTCTCCGCGACGCCTCGCTGGAGCATTTCGGCATGCCCCGCGAGATCATGGGCATCACCGAAAACAGCAACCGCAGCACAGCGGAGGCGGCGCAATTCATCTACGCCCAGAACGTCCTGACCCCGCGCCTTGTGCGCCGGGAGGAGGCGGTCAACAAGCAGATAATCCCGGCATTCGGGGACGACCTAGTCTGGCGCTACGACGACATAGTCCCGCGCAACGTCGAGTTTGACAAGACGAGGGCGCTCGAGGGATGGAACGCAGGGATTCTGCTAAAGGACGAGGCCCGCGACCTTCTGGACTTCGCACCGGCCAAGACGGGCGGGAACGTCTATAAGAGCAGCTTCAGCGACACATTCATCGGGGAGGACGAAGACCCGGTCGAAATCACCGCCGGACTAGCCGCCATGCAATACAACGAACCGGAGGACACACGGGACACAAGGGACACACAGGACACAATCAATGTCGAGAACGACGCCGGAAAGAGCGCCGCGATCGAGATAGAAGACCCGGAGGACGACTCCATCGAGATACTCGACGCATACGGGGAAAAGGCGAGCGGGCGCCGCGTAAGCCTCTCAGCAGCCGAACGCTCCGAGGTCGCCGCGCTCCGGGAATGCGGAGCAACCTTCGAAGTCGCCATGATGAAGTTCTTCCGGGCGCAGACCCGGCTCATCGCGGCTGCGCTCGGAGAAACGACGAAAGCGGACAACGATGTCTGGGTGGGCATGAGCGAGTACTTCAACGACGACGGCTCGGCAAACTATGAGGCGTGGAACCTGCTCGACGCCGCGACACAAGAGGGCCTCGCAAGGAAATTCGCGTCCAGCCTCATAGACTGGACAAAAGAGAACGCGACGCTACAAAAGATATTCGAACCGCTATGGCGGCAGACTTACGGAACAGGCGCAGCACACGCCCAGAAGCTGTACGGCGTCCAAGCAGTCAACCGCCCCGAACTCGTCAGCACAGCGAAGCTACGCGGCGGACAGCGAATAGCACACATCCAGCAGGTAACCAAAGATCGAATCGGACAGATCGTCTATAGCGGGATAGAACACGGCGACAGCACAAAGAAGATCGCCGCCAGCATACTCGAAGACCTCGGAGGGAAACCGGGTGACAAGAAAATCGAGGCTCGCGCTAAGTTAATAGCGCGACAAGAGGCGACGACGTCCCTGACAGCCGGACAACACGACATGATGTATAACGCAGGGGCAATGACCAAGACATGGCACCACAGGCCGCAGAAAAACCCCAGAGACGGAACGCCGCCCGGTACGGCCGACCACGTCGAACTGGACGGAGTGGAGCGACAGATAACCGAGAAGTTCCTCACGAACCTCGGCAACAAGCTGGAACACCCCCGCGACCCGACCGCGCCAGCGGAGGAAGTCATAAATTGCAGGTGCTATTTGACCTACGGTGGGTTTTAGAGAGGAGACAGAACGCAATGGCATTCACAGAGAAACAGGCAGCGGACGCTGCAAAAGCACTCGGCATAGACTTCGACGCAGCCAAATTCACCGCCGAAGACCTATGGAACGGCATGAACATAGAGCTTGAACACGGGACCGTAATATCGATCACCAACATAACGGACGACGACCCCATCAAGACCGCAAAAATCGCACTGGCACACCTAAAGGAAACCCCGCGCTACTACGACGAAAAGTCCGGCCTAAAGGCGTGGGAGGCATCGCTCGCGAAAGGGGTCAAATCCAAGAGCGAAAAAACGGAGTACAAAACACTGAAATTCGACCTGGAAGAGTTTGACGAGGATCAGGGCATCTTCTCCGGATACGCCGCCGTATTCAGCAACGTTGACAACGGGGGGGACATTATCCACCCCGGCGCTTTCACGAAGACAATCGCCGAAAACGCCGACCGGGTAAAGATACTCGTGCAGCACAACGACTACGACCTGCCGATCGGAAAGCCCATCGAGCTGCGCGAGGACGCGCACGGGCTCTACATCAAAGGCAAAGTCAGCGACACTGCAATGGGGAAGGACGTGAAGACCCTCCTCCGGGACAAGGTGCTGGACGAAATGTCCATCGGCTACGACCCGGTGACCTTCGACTACGAGAAAGACCAAGGCATACGGAATCTGCGCGAGGTCAAACTCTGGGAGGTATCCATCGTCATATGGGGGATGAACCCGGAGGCGGTCATATCCGGCTACAAGGCGCAAGAAGCCGCAAACCGGGCAAACCAGATGGCGGCGGACATTGCAACCGGACTCAAAGAAGGTCGCAAAATAAGCACGATCCGCCTGAAGACCCTGAAAGAGGCGTGCGACACGCTCGACGCCGCGACCAAGGCGCTGAAGAGCGTGATCGAGGAGGCGGAGGGCAAGGGCGGGCCGCCGCGACGGGAGTTTAAGCGGAAGCGGCAGCCCCCGGAAGAACCAACCATCGAGATCACATTCAGAAATTAGGAGGTATACCAATGAGCAAGTACATCCCAAATACCAGAGGGTCTGCGAAACCGAAAGACAAGCAGGCGGAGTCCAAGTCCACGAAAATGGGCGCGACAGAACTCAGCGACATGATAAAGGCCGCCGTCAAGGAGGCTCTGACCGGTGGAGACGCCGGGGGCAAAGAGGACGACCCCGGCGAGGACTCCGGAGGGCTCGACTACGAAGAAGTCATGGAGATCGTCGCGGAAGCCATAGAAGCCGCGACAGAGAAGCGCAAGTCAAAGAGCGACGCCGGGGAGGAAGTCGCCGAAGACCCGTACGAAGACATCATGGAGGCGGTCGCGGATATACTCGAAGAGCTCGACGACGGAGAGGAAATGAGCGACGACGAGGACGACGAGGAAAAAGCGTCCGATGGCCGCGAAGAGCCCCGCGAAGAAGGCGACGAGGGCAAGGGGAAAGGCAAGCGCAAAACAGCGGGCCGCCCCTCGCAGAGCAAGGGCCGGAAAAAGAGCCGCCGCCCGACCGCTTCCCCTCCGCAGCGCAAATACAGCGACATCTACTTCTCGCGTACAGGGGAGCCGCGAGTGAGCCAGAACCAGAAGAAAATCCCGCCCGAAATCCAGCTCGCCCGCGCCGTGAAGTGCCTGGACGTCTTCGGCCGCAACGACCCGGAACGCGCCGCTCACGCCGCAAGGACAAAGTACAACGACGAGGCGATGGAACGCCAGTTCAAGGCGCTCGCAGCAACGCTCCCGTCGACGGGCGGGTACCTGATCCCGGAGGCATACCTCGACGAGATCATCGAAATGCTCTACAGCAGGACGGTGGTCTTCGAACTGGGCGCGAGGAAAGTCCCGATGCCGAACGGCAACCTCAACATCCCGAAACAGACCTCCGGAGCGAGGGCAAGATGGGGAGGCGAGGCGCGCCCGATCGCCAAGACCCAAACGGCGTTCGGAAACGTCCGGCTGAGCGCGAAGCGCCTCGAGGCCATCGTGCCGGTGACCCGCGAACTGCTGATGTCGACCGAGTACAGCGCGGACGCGCTGTTCGCGAACGACCTGATCCGCAGGATGCAGCTCGGCATCGACTACGGCGCGTTGTACGGCACAGGCGGGGAGTTTCAGCCTCGCGGCATAAGCGACACGAAAGGCATCCTGACGATCGACGCCAAGAAACTCGACAACCCGGAACTCGCAGACAACGACGGCAAGCTGACCGCCGACTTCCCCGTGTACATAACGGGCAGAATCCTCATCGAGAACGTCGACGACCTCGGGCTCGGCTGGTCGTTCAACAGCCTGATGGAGGCCTACCTAAAGAACCTCAAGACGACGACGGGCGCGTACATCTACCGCGAGGAAATGAACGCCGGGAAGCTGAACGGGTTCCCATTCAAGATCAGCAACCAGATACCCATGACAAGCGCATTCGAGACTGAGATGTTCTTCGGGAACTGGGCCGACCTCCTCGTCGGGGAGCAGCTCGGGCTCGAGACGTACACGACCCTCGACGGCGTATGGACGGACGAAGACGGAGTGCAGCACAGCGCGTTCGAAGAGAACTTGAGCGCAACCCGCGCCCTGATGTACGTCGACATAGCGGTCCGCCACACGGAGAGCTTCGCCCGGATCAAGAACGCCAAAATCGCATGACCCGGAAACCCATTGACAGGGCGGGGCAGCGAGAAATAGGGTTTAAAGGGGTGGCGAAAGCCCCCGGCTGTTGCAGCTTTCAGTCTCATGCAAACCTGCGCCCGCCCGCATCATAACGATAGGAGGACTCATAAACATGAAACGCGCATTATTTCAAAACGTCATAACCGCGCCGATTGCGACCGGCGAGGTCATCGACCGAGACAACTTCCTCTCCGCGATCCTCGCGGCAAAAGTGGCGGCGCCGGGAGACCTGTCGCTCTCCGTCACGCACTGCGACACAGCAGACGGCGAGTTCGAGAAGGCAACCGACCTCAGGCTCGAACCCAACGACAAAGGCACGTTCACGGTAGATGGCGAGATCACCGTCGTAGGACTTGCTGCCGGAGACCTCGCAAACATCGACGTCGACCTCGTCGGATGCAAGCGCTTCGTTAAGATAGCAGCTAGCGGAGCCGCTGCGGAGGACGCGCTCTTCGCATACGCGCTCGGAGACGCACAGTACGCGCCTGTTTAAGGGCGGGGGTGCGGAGATGGCGAGGATATACCCGTCGGCAAACAAGATGCTAAACCCCGTAACCGAGACCAAGGGCGACGAGCAGCGGACGGCCACGCCGTCCAGGCTCAGGCCGTCCGATATAAAGAAGATGAGCACGTCGCAATTGGAGCTGATGGCCCACAGGTTCGGAGTGGACGTCGGCGGCTGCAAAAACAACACGCAGCGGGCCAACCGGATCATCGAAGCGGTGGCGAAAGCTGACGCCAAAGACGAAAACAGCGGCGCCTGAGCCGCCGCCCGGAGGAGGTGACGAACCATGAGCGACAGAACAGCAGCAGCGGCCCCGCTGGCCAGCAACGCACTTACGACGCTCGAAGCGGCCAAGATAATGCTCGGCATCGCAGATGACGACGTCGACGATCAACGGGACGCGATGATCACAAACCTGATAAACAGCGTCTCCTCATGGATCGAGCGGATGACGGGCCGCAATCTCGGCAAACAGACATACATCCAGCAATACGTCGCCTCCGGCGCGCAGGAACTCGTGCTCCTCCAATGGCCGATCCTCTCGGTCGACTACGTCGCAGATAAACACACGGGGCTGCAGATACCCGCGTCGGAGTACGACTACAACGTGACGGGGAACATCGGCGTCCTGTACAAAGACAACGGCTGGCCGCTCCGGGGGTACCGGAGCGGCCTGGCCCACGACATCGTCGCGCCGATGCGCTGCCTCGAGGTCAAGTACACAGCAGGGTACACGCTGCCAAAAGACGCGACCGAGGACGACCCCTGCACACTGCCCGCAGACCTGCAGGGCGTGGTATGGGGCGCGATCATGCAGGAGTTCAGCATAATCCAAAACGGGGCGCAAGGCCTGTCCGCATTTGGCATATCGGACGTTTCGTGGACGTTTGACAAAGAACCCCGGCGGGGCTGGCTCGACACGATCGGCTACTACACGCGCCTGTAGGGGGGCTAGACGATGCCACAGACAAACCCTGTGCTGGAAGACCTCGCCCGGCTCCGGCGCGAACTGGCGGCGCTCTCGAAGCTGAGCGTACACGTCGGGGTGCTGGGCGATGAGGAGAGCGGCATGCTTATGATCGCCAACGTACACGAATACGGCGCGACGATCAGCGTGACGCCCAAAATGCGGGCATACCTCCATTACAACGGGCTGCACTTGCGAGGTGACACGGAGACGATCAACATCCCGGAGCGCAGCTACATCCGCGCCAGCTTCGACACCGGGCAACAGGAGCTCGGCAAGATCGTCAATAACGCGATTCGCAAGGTCATACAAGGCGAGAAAACCGCGCTTCAGGCGATGGAGGAGATAGGGCTGCTCGCAGCCCAGATAACCAGGAAATTCATCGGCGCACAAAAGGTCACGCCGCAGGAGAGGCATCCGTACACTGATGCGCATTCGACCCAAAAGACGACGCTGGTCGACAGCGGCCGCCTCGTCGAGAGCATAACCTTCGAAGTTAGGGGTGGCTAGACGATGAACTTCGCAAAACCAATGATCCCGCCAATAATGCTCCATGACATGGAGCGGATCGCGCCGGGAGGCGCGCACGACAGCGCGAACGGCGGCCAGTGGAAACCGGCGCTCGACCCGCCGAAAACCAAATTCAAGGGCGTCGTCCTCCCGCTTTCAAACGAAGACCTCGAATACCTCCCGGAGGGGACGTACACGAAAAACAGCCAAAAGCTGTACACGAACCGCGAGCGGCTGGAAGTCGGCGCGACATTCAGCGACCCCTTCGACGGCAAGACATACACAATTGCGACGGAACTCACGCACGGACCGATCCACCCGATGAAGCGGTACCTCGTGGAAAAGAGGGGAGGCGCGTCGCCGAAATGAGATTCATCGAAGACGTGCGGAATCCGATAACCCAGCGCCTCGAGAAATACCTCGGGATACCCGTTAAACTATCCGACCAGACCTCGCCCGTGCCAGAATCCCCGTTCTGCTTTTACAGCGTGATAACGCCATACGCATCGACCGGGGAACTTGGACACTACGACGTGTCCAATATAACGGACACGTCGAAGGTAACGATCACCCGCACGGAACAGCCGAGCGCGACCTTCTCCTTCACCTTCGCCAGCTTCAACCGCTGGACAAAGGACGCGGAGGGGAACGACTGCGAGCCGTACATCTACGGGGAAGACGAATCGGTGAGCCTCTCGGAAAAGGCGCAAGGGTTCTTCCTGCACACAGGGCGCGACGCGCTCTCGAGCCTCGGGATCGTCGTCGTGGACGTCACCAACGCAGTGCAAAGGACATCCCTGGTCGTCGACGAGGCCGCAAGGCGCCACGGCTTCGACGTCCGCGTCCGCTACACCAGAACGGACAGCCTGATAGAAGAGACGGTCGGAGGAGTATCAACCATACAACAAAAGGAGTGATGAGACCAATGCCAAAAGACGTAATAGTGGTCGTTAACCTCGACACAATGGCCCGCCCGGCAGAAGCCCTCGACATTCTGCTCATATCGACCCAGGGCGCGAAACCCTACAAGGTATACCGCAGCCTTGATCAGATCCTCGAAGACTACCCGGCGCAAACCGGGGAGAACCAGCGCGTATACAAAAAGGCCGCAGCCATCTTCAACCAGGGGAAAACCACACTCGCAGACGCGCTTATACGGAAAATCGGCGTGGTCGGGTTCGACCCGCCGACGGACAGGGCCGGAAACTTCCCGAAGTTCAGCATTACATTCTCCGCCCCGCAATTCGAGACCGCGCCCGAAGCCGAAACCGAATACAGCGTCCAGATCGGAGGCAACGCCCAGAGCGTCGTGGCGGTCGCTACCGGCGAAAGCTCCCCCACGACCGCCGCGCAGATCGCCGCGCTCTTTGCAGGCGCGTCGTTCGAGCTCGACGGCGTCGTATTTACCGGCGTACAAAGCAGCGGGGGCGTCGTAACTTTCACCGGGGATGCAATGACGAAAACCGGCCCGCTTACGAACACGGTGGAGTTTTACGCCGATGACGCCCTTTTGCAGCCGTTGGGATTGTCGCAAGCGGCCTACAGTGCGGCGTACACCAACGGAAACGCCGAAATGCAGCCAGCAGAAGCTCTAATCGCGGACATCGAGGCCCTCCAGGAGAGGCACAACGACTGGTACATGTTCCTGACCGACCAGGACGGCGACGACTTTGTCCGGGCGCTCGCCAAATTCGCGCAGGACAGCGAGCCAACCGAGGCTGAGCTCGGGGCGGGCGTCGAGGACCACCGGAAGTTCTATTTCGGGCAAACGGACAACCGCGAGCTGGATGGGGCGTTCGCGCGGAGCGCAATCATCTACGCCGACACGGAGAACCTCGGGGAGGAGGCTGACGCCGCCTACCTTGGGAACGTCGGCCCGTTCTGGCCGCGCAGCGTGACGTGGAAATTCAAGAGGCCGGACGGGATCACGCTCCCGGACCTCTCCGACGCCGAGCGGGACGCCCTCGAGGAGGCGAACATTAACTTCATGACAGAGGAGTACAAGCGCCAGTATGTAAAGAACGGCGTATGCTGGAACGGCGAGTTCATCGACATCCAAATGGGTGCGGACTACATCGCGAACAGGATGCGCAACGAGCTTTATGACGTCCTGCTGCAGACCGACACCGTGACATACGATGACGTTGGATTCAGCCTCACAGCCTCGGCTGTTTTCGCTGCCCTCAACCGTGGCGTGGACCTCGGCATCGTTGCCCGCGACCCGGAGAGCAACGCCGGGGTGTTCACTGTGGCCGTGCCGAGGCGCTCCGAAGCGACGGACGAACAGGCGCGTGAACGGAGCATGCCCGATATCCCGTGGGACGCGCTCGTCCAAGGGGCGGTTCACACCGTCAAAGTACGCGGGACGCTCAGGGCGTCCATGAGCGCATAGGAAGGAGGACAGAAAACAATGCCGGAAGTAATGACATACGATTGCAAAAAAGTCACGGTAGCCGCCAACGGACGCGTACTGACAGGATTTGCGGAGGACGGCGTGGTCGTCCTCACGCACAACAACGACATCGTCACGCCCTCGGTCGGCGCGAAAGGCGACGTCGCATACTCGGAAAACGCGGACAACAGCGGGAACGCCGCGCTCCCGTTCATGTCGACCTCCGCGTCCCTGACATACCTGCGCGACCTCTGCGCGAAGCGGAAACCGATCAGGCTCTCCATTTCGGACGCGAACGAGTCGGACGCGATAAAGGTCAATGAGGAGAAGTGCCGAATCCTCAAGATGCCGGACGCCCCTCGCAACAAAGAGCAGACGACCGTGACGGTCAACGTTTTCATCCCAGACCTCAATTACAGGTAGCGCGGCATGCCTAAATACAGGCGCAGCAGGTGGCCGGGGAAACCAGAGGCTTTATCAGAAAGGAGATACCGAGAATTCATGGCGAAGCAAAAGACGATAACCCTCCACGGCAAAGAATACACGCTCCAGAGCGTCAGCCCGACGTGGTACATGGAACAAAACGACAAGCACGGCATGACCGGCGGCGGCAAGAGGGAGACCTCCCAATACATGGACACAATGTTTCGAAACGCCGTGATCTCGCCTGCAGAGATAGCCAATAAAGGCATGTCCTTCTTCGACGAAACGGACGACATAAAGACCGCCGTCGCCCTACTGAAAGCAATCGAAGAATTTTTTCTCGAATGAGCGGAGCGTAGGGGCTGCGCACAAACGCGCACGGCGCAACAAGGAATTCTGGTGCTACGTCTTCGCGGTGGACGGGATCGGCTACGCCGACCTCAAGGCGATGGATCTCGCGGAATACCAGGAGGCGGTCGAGGCGCGGGTTATCTGGCAGGACGAATGGCGTCCCAAAATAAAAGGCGAGTAGCCGCCCTTAACAGGCGGTCGGGCGGCGGCTCGCTTATCCCGAGGTGGTGAGTGCATGGCGGACAGCAGGGAAGTAACCTATAAAATCGGGACGGACACGTCCGAGGCTCAGAGCAACGTCGACCGTCTGGCAGAGGGCATCGGCAGCATAGAGACAGCAGCGGGCAAGGTTGCAACCGGCGCACAAACGGCCGCGTCGGCAGTCAGCGAGATGGGGTCTGCCGGAGCGGCAGCGGCGAGCGTAGCAGGGTCCGCAGCATCCAAAGCCGCCGCAGATTTCAGCGGCATGGGCGACGGCGCCAGCGCGAACTTCCGAAAAATGGGGGCCGACGCCGACTCCTTCGGCGCAGCATTTAAAAAAAACACCGCCGAAGCTATTAAGGACGGACAATCACTCGCCAAGAGTTTTCAAACGGGCGTCGGCGGCGCGATCGCATTCACGGAGAAGAAATTTCAAGGCTTCAGGAAAAGTGTTGCGACCGGAGCGAGGGCGATCGGAACGGCGTTCAGGCACCCGATACAGACTATACGCGGCAAACTGGTAGAAGCGCTCGACGACTCCGGGAGCGCGGCGCGTGACCTTGGAACACAAGCAGACCAGACCTCGAAAGACCTCAATAATATGGGGGAAACTGGAGCGAAGGCTGCAAGCGGGATTGAAAAGAGCCTCCAGAAACTGATCAAGACGTTTATAGGCTTCGCGGCCATCAAAAAAGGCATCGACAGCCTGAAGCAATTCGTAAGCGGCGCTCTGGACGCCGCAAAAGCCGGGGAGAGCGTCGGCGCACGGTTCGACGCCGTATTCGCGGGGACTCAAGCGGAGGAGTGGGCCAACACTTACAGCCGCGCCGTGAACCGAAGCACCAACGAAGTCAAGGGCTTCATGATCCAGAACCAGGTCATGTTCCGGGAGCTCGGCATGACCGGAGATGTCGCGAGCGAACTGTCGGCAATCACGACCTCGCTCGCCTACGACTTCGGCAACGCATTCAAAATTAGCGACGCGGACGCGCTGAGCGCGATCCAGAGCGCGATACAGGGTAACTCCTCCGCGCTCCTGGAATTTGGGATAAATCTCGACGACGCAACAATCGCCAACGAAGCCATGAAGCTGGGGATCGCCACGGCGCTTGACGAACTCGACGAAGCGACGCTCGCGCAGCTAAGGATGAACGCCATCCTGGAGCAGAGCGCCGGGATACAGATGGCGGCGATAAACCAGACCGAGGGCCTGACGAACAGCACGAAGAGCCTCAAGGGGATCTGGGATAACTTCATGGCCGACGCGGGCGCCAAGTTTGCGCCCGTGATGGAAAAACTCTTCGGGACGATCATGAACGCCTGGCCGAAGATCGAACCCATGCTAATGGGCCTCGTCGACGTTTTGTCGGACGGCTTGTCCGAGGCGCTCCCTATAATAGCGGATCTCGGGATGACGCTCCTACCGATCCTGACCGACGTGCTCGGGATCGTATTCAGGGCGGCGGTGCCGCTGCTGGGGCTTTTCGGGGATTTGGCAAGCCAGATACTGCCCCCCGTGGCCGCCGTGGTCAAGGAGCTAGCCGAACGGCTGCTCCCTCCGGTCGTCACCGTGATTGAAGCGCTGCTCCCGCCGCTCGCGGAGATCGTGATGTCAGTCCTGCCGCTCATCATGCCACTGGTCGGCGCCCTGATGCCAATCCTCGATGTGGCCATAACCCTCCTGTCGCCAATCCTCGACCTCATATCCGCGCTCTTGCCGCCCATCGTCGGCTTGATTTCGACAGGGGTAACGCCGCTGATATCTGTCTTTTCGTCGCTGATCAACACCATCCTGACGCCCCTGACCCCGCTTATACAGATGATCTCCAAGCTGTTCACGGAGAGACTCGGGCATGCGATCAGCGCAATAATGCCGATAATCAACGGGCTCAAGGGCATCTTCACCGGCCTGATCGATTTCTTTAAGAATGTATTCGCAGGGAACTGGAGCGCAGCGTGGGAAAGCGTCGTGGGCATATTCCGCTCGGTTTGGGACACAATGGTCGCCATTTTCAAGGCTCCGGTCAACTTCATAATCGATGGAATAAACCTGTTCCTCGGCGGCCTAAACCAACTAAAGATACCCGACTGGGTGCCGGGCATAGGGGGCAAGGGGATAAACATCCCGCTGATCCCGAAGCTCGCGGAGGGCGGATTCACACAGGGATTGTCAATTGCAGGGGAGAAGGGGCAGGAAGCCGTCATATCATTTGACAAATCTTTCCGCGACGAGAACCTCCTTTACTGGCAGCGGGCCGGAGAGATGCTCGGGGCGTTCAGGCAAAAGGGCACAGCGCCCGCCGCCGACAAGAGCGAGCAGCTCGCGGCCAGCTCGACCACAAACAACAACACCCGTGCGACGTCCAGCTTCGAGCCAAAGATAGAGATCGCCGTGCATGGCAACGCGGACAGCGCAGCGATCGACGAAATGACAGCCAAGCTAAAAGCCATGTGCAAAGAACTATATGTGGAGATGCGTCATGACGAGCTGGCCACCATGACGCTCAAGAACGCATACGCGTAAGGAGGCGATCAGGAAATGGCGTATACGATAGAGGGCCGGAAAAGCGGCGTCGTCCGCTTCGTCCCGGACGACAGCGGGACGATCCGGAACGAGAGCATAAGCCTCGCCAGCAAGGTCACCTCTAACCCCGTCGAGAGCGGGGCGGACATAACCGACCACATCGTCAACGAGACGGCGCGGTTCAATGTCGCCGGAACGATCATCGGCGGGGACAAGGCGATCAACGCGCTGAAGGCCATGCGGGACAAGCGCGACATCCTGACCTACACCGGGCGCAGCCGCATGACCAACCTCGTGATAACCTCCCTGACATTCGACTTCAGCGTGACGAATAAAACGGGCTGCGCGTTTCGGGCAGCCTTTCAGGAGATCCAGCTCGCCACATCGGAGCGCGTGGAGGTCGGGAAAATGCCCCCCATGACGGTACAGGACGCAGGGAAAGCCTCGACCGCACAAGCAAGGCAAACCGCCAACGCGGGCATGCAGACGACCGTAGCGCAGAACATTAGCAGTTCTGCGTATGCCAGCTACGTCGCCTCCTACACAGGTGGCAGCAGCAGCGGCCCGACGACGCGATCGACCGCCAGCTACAGCGGAATATCGCGGGACTAGGAGAAAACGATGGCATTGCAGCTTATCAGCCTCGGACACGAGGTCTCTTACATCGACATAAGCGCCGACCGCGTGCCCTGCACCTTTTCGGTGAAGCTGACTGACAAGACATTTACCCTCACATTCAAGTACAACGACGTCGGCGGGTTTTTCACTGCAGACCTTTCCGAGGTGGGCGGCGAGGTCCTCGCTTTCGGCGACCCGGTCAGATACGGCCGCCCGATGTTCGGCAGCATCGAGGACGAGCGGTTCCCATTGCCCGTGATAATACCTCAATGCCTGACGGGAGAGGAGATCAGCGAAGTGACCGAGGGGAATCTCGGAAACGCCGTGCGCCTTTATCTCCACGACAGGAAGGTGGGATAAATGGCATACTGGATACGCGACGCCACGCTCCAGATAAAGAACAGGCGGTACACGCTGGAGAAACTCGATTTCTCGTTTGACATACCGTTCGAAGACAGCGATGAGCTGACAACCGCGATAATAACCGCCACGAACCTCGCTGCGAACACCAGGAACAACATCCGCAGGGGAGACCCCGTCATCGTGAACGCCGGGTACGAGGGCGACATAGGCTGCATCTTCGTCGGCAAAATCGCGGGGCTATCGCACAAGAAAGGCGCTACGGACTGGACGTCGAAGATCACCGCAACAGTAGCGCTCGACGAATGGCTGCATGGCAAGGTCAACAAGACCTACAAGCAGGGCATAACCGCAAAGGCGATGATGACAGACCTGCTCAATATTTTCGGGCTGGAGGTCGGGGCGTTCGAACTCGCGAATAACGTGGTCTACCAGCGCGGGCGCGTCTGCAGGGGCAAGCTAAAGGACGTCCTGCGGGAGATCGTCGTCAGCGACTGCAAAAGCCGCATGATGATCCGGCCGACAGGACAACTGATCATTAACAAGCCTGATGAGGGCGTCACTAAAGGATACCTCCTGACGGCCAAGACCGGGCTGCTGAAATCGACCGACGAAAGCGAAGCCATTAGCATAGCGACGGCGCTGAACACGCAAACAGGGCCGGACGAAAAAGAGGAACACCTGAAGACCCGCGCCAGCCTCCTCAACTACCGCATCGGCCCGGCCGACCTGATCCGTATCGAGTCGCATGACCTCAATGGGAGATTCATGGTTGTTCGGGGGCGCCACTTCGGCAGCAGGAGCGGGGACTGGAAGACAGAGATGGAGCTACGCCCCGTATGAGAGACGTAAACCAAAAGCGATACCAAGACGCACAAGACAAAGGGAACCGCGAGGCAGTCAACGTCGCCGCGATCGTCAGGGTGACAGCATTCAATCCGGACAAAATGACCGTCGACGTGCAGCCCATATCGCAGTATCTCGAGGGCGGCGCCTACCAGAGCCAGCCACCGATACTCGGCGTCCCCGTAGCACACACAAGGAGCGGAGGCTTCATAATCCGGCCGTGGATTAAGGAGCACGACGTCGGGCTGGTGGTCTACGTCGACCATGACATAGACAAAGCCGTCGCGGAGGGTAAAGAGTGCCAGCCGAACACGGAGCGAAACCACTCGACAAGCGACGCCGTGTACATCGGGGGGATCGCTACTGGCAACGCCCCTGCCCCCAGCCTCCCGAAAGACGCCGCAATAATCGCGACGGACGACGGCGGCACTTACATAGCCATCAAACCAGGACATATTGAGATCGTAGGCAACGTCACAATCAGCGGCAGCGTCGAAGCCTCCGGAGAAGTCAAAGCCGGAAGCATTAGCCTATCGGCACATACCCACAGCGGAGTAGAGACAGGCTCCGGCTCGACAGGCCAGCCGCAATAGGAGGATCAAACATGTCAGACGAAAACATGAGCCTCCGGATCGACCCGGACAGCCGGGATATCGTGATAGGCGAGGATGGCGTCATGGGGTTGATATTCGGAGACGAAACAACAGTGCAAGGAATTCGCTTAACGCTCCAGACGTGGAAAGGCGAGTTTGCGCTCGACACCATGCACGGCACGGAATATGGCCGTATACTCGGCAAGAAGCCGCACGAACTGCAAGATGACGAAATAGGCGAAGTAATCCGCGAGGCCGTGTTCCAGGAACAAGACGTATCGCACGTTGACGCGCTGACCAGCGAGATCAACGGCAAGGCGGCTGACATAACGCTGGAGGCGGCGCTATACAGCGGCAACCGAATAAGCATGGAGGTGAGGGCCTGATGGCGACTGCAGACGACTGGGGCTTGACAGACAGGGGATTCCGTCGCCCGACCTACGCCGAAATCCTCGACGCACTGGAATTCAAAGCGCGGGAATTGTTTGGGAGCAAAGCCAACCTGACGGTGCGCTCGCCGCTCGGTGTTTTCCTGCGGATATTCGCATGGGGCCTTAATTTGCTGTTCTCGACCATCGAAGACGTCTACAACAGCCGATTCATTGACACCGCAATTGGAGCGAGCCTCTACAACCTCGGGAGGGCAATAGGTCTGCGCCTGCTCTCGGCGCAAAAAGCGGTAGGGTACCTGCAAATCACGGGAACGGATGGAATGACCGTCCCGGTGGGCTGGCTCGCCGCGACGACTGCCGGGGCGCAGTACGTCGTCGTGAGCGAGCGCGTCATAGAAGATGGCGCCGCTACCGTCCCGGCGGCTGCAATGCTCGCCGGCCCGGACGGGAATACGGCGGCGGGGACGATAACGACGATCGTGAACCCGATAGAAGGGATCTCGGCCGTAACGAACCCGAAAGCCTTTGACGGTGGCCGAAACACCGAAACAGACCCGGAGTACCGGGCGCGCTATTACGAGTCGGTCGACATCGGAGGAGGCGTCAATGTCGACTCGATATCCGCTGCGCTGCTTCAGGCGGGAGCCATGAGCGCGGTCGGATACGAAAACGTCACCGATGCCCCGGACGAAGACGGCGTGCCTGGACACGCCTTCGAAATGGTCGTATACAGGCTTCTGGACGGAGAGGTGGCAACGATCATATTCAAGCTCAAAGCCGCAGGGGTCCAGACCCACGGAAACACGACCACAGCGGTCATTGCAGCAAATGGCAGGGTATTCGACATCAATTTCAGCCGTCCGTCGACCGTCCTGATTTACATCAGAATCTCAAGCCTTAAGACAGATTCAAAGGCTTTCCCGGCCGACGGGCTCGACCGGATAAAGCAAGCCCTGCTCAACTACGTCGGCGGCAACGTCCGAGGCGGGCTGACCATAGGCGTGGACGTGGTGTTCAACCGCCTGTATGCCCCGGTTTTTACTGTCCCCGGCGTAATCGACTTCGACCTGGCAATATGCAGCGACGGCGCGAATTACGGCACTGCCAACATCCCTATAACCAGTCGGCAAAAGGCGGTGGTCGAGGAGGGGACGGTGACCTTTGCGTGAATACAAGAGAGCGCATAATAGAGCTGGGGTTTCTCCGGGTCATGCTCGACGCCCTGACCAACGGGTACAATCGGAAAGACATCCGCAACGCCCGGCGCGGCCTCCCGCTTGAGACGAACATCGGGCGGCTCTTCGCCACTCTTGCCTACGGGCTGGACATCATCCAGGAGCAGAGCGACAAGATGCGCGAGTGGGACGACCTAGACAAAGCGGAGGGCGTAGTGCTTGATCGCCATGCAGCAAACTACGGCGTCAGGCGCGACGGCGTGAGCGACGAATACCTCCGGCTGCTGGTCAAGGTCAAGATGATCGCGCAGATATCCGGCGGAGACATCGACACACTGATCAGGGCCATATCCGCGCTTTTTGACATCCCGCCGGAAGTTGTGGATTTGCGCGAGGTATACCCGGCAAAGGTAGCGATTTACATAAACGAGGACGAGCTCAACGGGGCGAAAATGCAAGCGGCAGCCATCATCGCCGCATTGGCGAAACGCATAGTGGCGGCGGGAATAGGATTTGATCTCCATGTGCAGCTAAACCCCCTCCGCTTTGTAAACATCGAACGCATAGTATTCGTAAACTTAAAAATGCGCTTCAGCGTCAAAAACAAGAATCACCAGACTATCTGCTCAAGTGTACGCATGGCAATACGAAATGAAAACAGACTGGCAGGAAAGGTCTTGATCGATGACCGCTGGCGGCTGGATGGCACATGGCGGCTAGACGGTACCCGGAACCTATCCAACAGATACGCAGAGGAGGAATTATAAAATGTCAGCAGCTAACAGCGTAACCACCATACACCGGCGAGCAAGCCTCGCCAGTATAACGAGCGGCGCGAGTCAATCCATAGCGCCAATAGGATGGGTGGCGTTTGGGGACGGGGGAGTAGACACCTTTGGCGACCCGATACCGCCAGACCCCGCAGCGAGCGGGCTGAACAACGAACTGGCACGCTACCCAATCGACGAAGTACTGTACCCAACGCCGACCACGGCGCAATATGTATGCACCATCCCGGCAGCTGACCTGCCCGGCGCACAAATAAGCGAAGCGGCGCTTGCCGACAGCGGCACAACCGGCGGAATCTGCGCCATCATAACAATGTTTGCAAAGCAAAAAGATCCCGGAGCATCGTTCACGTTTACGCTCGACGATGAGTTTTGAGTTTTAGGAGGAGTGATAATGGCTGACCCTATATACGACATACCGGATAACCCCACGTACAACCCAGAAATCCGGAAGCTGCAAGATATGGACCGCGCTCACGCGAGTACTGTTTTTAACCCGCTCATACAACAAATGGCAGATAACACGCACTATCTGAAGCTCGGACAGGACGCTGTTGATGCGCAATTGCGCGGTATTGCGCACCACGTCTACACCGGCTTTGGTACGGACCTTGCTGTCAAACATGCAAGCGAGATTGCTGGGTTTTCTTCGGTATGGGAATGGATTCAGGCGCGGATCAGAGAAGGG